CGTCGTAAAAATATTCATTGCTTGCTACATACTTGTTTTTAATTTCAATGACAGGTGATACCAAAACATCCACCGCTTTACACCAGTACGCATACCTCAAAGACTTTGTTACAGCAAAAAACACAACAGGCAATTTTTGGTTTAACAACTTTTCTTTTCGTTTGGCAACATGAATTGTTGGGTATGGACATAACTCACTTGTCCAGTAACGCACCTCAACCTCCACAAATGCTACCCAGCTATGGCCTCGCTTGATGATTAGATCAACCTCGTACATAAGGAAGTCATAACCCCTAACGCCCCACGCTGATTGCATATAGGCCTTCACAACATCTCTGCTGCGCTGGTCATTCTCATCAGAAAGTTTTTGGTCAAATGGCTTGGTGACTTCATTCATGAGTTTAATATTAAATTAAACAATAAGAAGTGTCAACTATATTTATTTTTTAACCAGACCGCCATAAGTAAAGCATCAGCTCGCCCATGGTCTTTTTGTCGTGTGAGGGGTGCCTCAGGAAACACGAAACGTGCAAGGTCTAGGCTTGCAACCTTCTCGGTGCCTATAAGACCGTGGTGCTTTTTCCACGTCTGTGGTGTTACTAAGACAAAGGTGTAGCCAGTTAGCTCTACCACGGCCTCTATGGAACCTGCAGCACGCATAAACTTCGAGGTGCTTGCAATACCCTGTTTGGGCATGCTGTGAACGCTCTCAACGGCAATCATAGCCGTATCAAATGTTGAGACACAGCCACGCAGTGAGGTGTAGAGGGTACGAGCGCCGACCCGACCGTCGATGCTTTGGATGTCGCCACAGCCAATGAACTCACCGTTGTGGTTGATAGCAGCCCAAGCACCTGAGGCCGAACCGGGATCAACGCCGATCCACACCATTACTGATTCTGACTTGGTATACGGTTGCGGATCTTCTCCACCGCCTGCTGCAGCGCCACCCCCAACACTAGAGGCACATCCACGCCATCCAAATCTTCAATCATCTTCTCTACCACCATAGCGCAGGCATCTCGCTCAATCTTGACCGCCATCTTAGCGGCCTCAATTGACATGGTCATAATCTCTCTGCGCACGGCCTCAAGTTCGGTTGTTAATTCCTGCTCGGTGAATAGTTTGTTGCCAGTACCACGAGCCAAAAAACTTTTTTGAAAGTCACTCAACATCTTCAGTTCTCCAATCCATGTGTACGCCTCGATTACCAAGGCGCCATTGTTTTCTTACATCCTGATCCAGCGTAGACTCAGGATGCTTTTGCTGCCAACGCACCAAGAATGCATGCCCCTCATTGCGACTCTTAATCCGTAACTTAATCGCATGCCGCACAAGGCATTGGTGCCTAAACTCATCGGAATTGGTATCAATAATCGCCATCTACATCAAAGGGTGAAGGTAAGGCGCCATAGTTCTCGACAAACTGTTGACACTCCTTGTTATACCAAAATGAGTACCAGTCTTCAGCCTCACCATTGCGCTGCTTTTCGCACATCAAATAACAGTCAGGTGTTGTAGGGTCAACCTGACCGCCTGCAAGTATCTTATGCTCCTTGGCCTTGTTGCGCCAAATCAAAAACACATTATCCACCTGATCGGCAATTGAACCAGAACCCTTTAAGTCATTCTTGTTGGGCTTGATCTCATCACTAGACTGCTTGCGAATGTGGTGCACTAAGTGCACATGCACGTTATGGTCTCGAGCTAAAGAAGTCAGCTCATCGACAAAATGCTTTTGCTGGTTGTAGTCATCCTCACCTGACACGCATTTCATCAGCGAGTCAATAAAAATGTGAGTCACACCAAGCTGCACCGCACTATAGCGAGCCACAGAGATTACCTGCTGCATGTTTACAGTGCCCTGCTGGTCGTATAGCCACAATTTCTGTTCAGAGAATGCTTTAAACCGATTCACAAGCTTGGTCATGTACGAGACCTTATTCGAAAATCTCGGCAGCTCTGGGTTCTCGCAAGAGAATTGCCGCAGCATACGAGACAACGTGCGTACAGGCTTCATCTCAAACGACATGATGCAGACCTTATGGTCTTGCTTGATCAACCCTAAAGCGATCTGGCCTGTGATCATAGACTTGCCGCCACCGTTCTGTCCTGCATAAACCGTCACCTCGCCAGCCCGAAAGTTAAACGTCGACTCGGTCTTCATCCATGGCATGGTGCAAATTTGCTTAGGCTTTGGGTTTGCAACAGACTCAATGATCTCGTCTAGCCAGACATCAGCGGTACGAACCTTCTGCTGAGTGTCGGTCTCTCGCAGATATTCAGAGAAATCAATGTCATCAGGCGATAAAATGCGCATAGCTGGCTCCTGTGTCGATTACTTCGTCACCGAGTACCGCAATCACTCTTTTTGCGTTCGCAGCTACAAGGGCGCTTAAAACGTCTCTGGTGCGTACCTCATCGTTGCCAATGATATGCACTGTCAAACCAACGGCAAATCGCAAATCTAATAGGCGGATATTGTCCTCAGGCGCAATAAACACCTCAGGCTTATCAGGACTGAAAACTTCCCAATTAAAATCCCACTTAGGATAGGCACGCAAATAAACCCAGATGGCATTAGGCTTTTTACCTGCTAAACGCATTTTTATCAGATTCTCGTGGCCTTTCATATCACCCTCCGAGTAAATGTGGGGCTGCTGCTTTCATCTTCCCAACGACGTTGATTGATGTAGGTCATAGGCGCTGGCTCAAAGCCTGTTAACCATTGATCAGAATTCTTTAGGTTTCTAACGCTCATAAGGATTTGGTCTGCAACGTCATCCAAGTTATAACGTTTCCACTTAGCCTCGACCGCAGCCTTACCTACCTTGCGTTTAGATGCAGGCCATGTTTCCCAGAACTCTGCAAACCTAGTCGCTTGCGACGATATGTCTTTCTTCTGTATCTGTATCTGTATCTGATTAGGGTTATTTTCGGTAACCGATTCGGTTTTTTTAGGTCTTCCGCCACGCAAGCCAATCTCTCGGTTATTCCTAGCCTGAGCTTGGTATTTCAAGATTTCTGCTTGCGCACGGCGGTTGACGTAACCCTCATCTGTCTTTTCAAAGAACTCATTCAGCATCTGTTCCACAGGCTCAACATCTAACCGTACTTTACGAGCTACGGCCTTAATGTCCAAAGACAAAGGCTCTTCTGACATGTAGGATAAATCCAACAGTCGTCGGTAGACTAGGTCTTCGTACTCGTTCAAATGCGCTGTATGCGTTAAATAATCACCAATGTGGAACTTGTACCAAATCATTTTCACTCTCCAAATAAGTCGCTGCGAAGGTCACTACGTTTTACTTTTCTTTTTGTTGCCTTTTCAATCAACACACAGAGTGCGGCACTCGGTGTAACTCGTCCTGCAATGATTAACGAAAACCATGTCCTGCTGATACCCAATTGACTTGCCATATCCGCCTTAGAGCCTCGGGGCTGTTTTCTAAAAAACTCTTCTAGTGTCATAAGTACCCTTTTAGTTAAGTGTGGCAATCATACACCAAGGTTTAATTTAAACACAACAATTGTAATTTGATATTACATGTGCTAAAGTAATATTTCCTTAAACTTGGAGCAGAGAACATGAACATAGAACATCAACCCTATGCCCCTGCGTCAGCTACGAATGTACAGCGAACGTGGAAACGGGCATGCAACTGGATACCTCCGTCCAAAGACCCAGAAACCATTAAAAAATGGCTGTACTACCAAAGCTTGGCTTTGCAGTCGGCTGAACAATTTCAACTGAACAAGGAAATGAAATGACCCGCAAGAAAAAAATAAACAATTTTGAAAAACTTGTTATTGACATTTTGGACAGTCTTGACACGATTGTGCCAAAGGGCATGCTGGCAATAGAAGTGATCGGCGCTTTAGAGGCCGCAAAAAGCACTCTTACAAACCGATTAGTTACAGCGCAAAATTTACAAAGCCTTGTTAATGGGGTCTTAAATGAGCCAAGCTGAACACCATCAAATGCAGTTAGAGAGAATGCAAATGCTTGAGGAGGCTCTAGAACGGGCTGAGGCAGGCGTTGCTAGTGAGGGCGACTGGAACATCATTCGTTTTGAATGCGGCACCCCTAAGCGCCCTACAGTGATTTTAAAAACCATTTCTATCGGAGAACACCATGGGTTTAATAATCTCAGAAACACAGTCAGATAAATCTTATTCACGAGAGTTTGTCAAAGTACCCTTAGGCTCGCATTTAGCAAGGTGCTATGAACTTATTGACTTGGGCACTCAGTCGTATGAGTTTCAAGGCACACTCAAAGTCAGCAAAAAAGTAATGATCAAGTGGGAAATTCATTCTGAAGATGAGGATGGCAAAGGAACGTACACCGACAAGGGCGATCCTCTGTCACAGAGCGAAGAGTACACACTGTCGATGCACGAGAAGTCTAATTTGGGCGCATTGTTGCGCTCATGGCGTGGCAAAGACTTTACTGAGGAAGAGCGTAAGGCGTTCAACCTTAACAACATCCTCGGGGCATGGTGCATGCTTTCAATAATTCCCAAGACCAATGCCGCTGGCAAAGAGTTTAGGAACGTAGGCGGTGCGACTCCTGTACCCGCAATCATCAAGAAGGCAGGCCTACCCAAAGGCCACAACGAGCTGCGCACCTTCGACTTAGACAAGCCTGACATGGCCTTCTATGAAAGCTTTTCAGATGGCACTAAGGCCAAGATCAACAAAAGCCCAGAGTGGCAAGCGTTGAGTGGCAAACCACTTTCACTTGATGACCCAAATGCTATTAGTGGTGGTCTTGAAGACATGGATGACGATATACCTTTTAATTAGAACGGGTCTTTAATGGCTGTATTCCAAGCACATGGGATATAGCATGATTCGTTCTAAATAAAATTTAAGTGCAAGATCAACGCTTTTAATTTGAGGAAGCTAATGAATATTTTTTTAGACATTGAAACCGTACCAGCGCAAGACCCTGATGCAATTGTAATGCTGCGTGTAGAGGCCGATGAAGAGAAGTTATTAATCAAGGCGCCGTCGAACTATAAAGACGAGGCCAAGATTAAAGAGTACATCCTTGCTAAACAGACTGAAATTGATACGGCCTTTGAAGAACGGTATCGCAAGACCTCATTTGATGGCGCCTATGGTCAGATTGCCTGCATTGGGTATGCGATCGATGATGAACCTGCTCAATCAGTCTGGAGCGGAATGTGGGACACAGACGAGAAATATGTATTAAACATATTTTTTAACATTTTGAATGAGGCATACAACCCAAACAATCAAATGCGGCCTACCTTTATTGGGCACAACCTCATTGGGTTTGACTTGCGTTTTATTCATCAGCGCTCTGTCATGCTGGGGGTTAAGCCGCCGTCGTTCATCCCATTCAAAACTAAACCTTGGGACACCACGGTATTTGACACCATGACTGACTGGGCAGGAGTAGGTAACCGAGTTAGCCTTGCCAAACTTTGCAAAATATTTGGCCTTGACGCTAAGGGTTCTGAGATTGGCGAAGAGATTGATGGCAGCAAAGTTTGGGACTTTGTAAAAGACGGTCGTATTGCAGACGTGGCTAAGTATTGCGAGGGTGATGTTGAGCGTACTCGTCAAGTGTACAAACGTCTTAACTTTATTGAATAGGAACAATTATGCTATCTGAAGAGCAAATCAAGCAAATCTATTTTGCTACCGACCATGAAGATCCTGAAGGTCTTCGGGCTGACGAAGTTGACATCTATGCATTTGCAAGAAAAGTCGAAGAGCATTTGAACGACGAGTCTGCCAAGAAAGAGCGAGCCAAGTGCATTAAATTTGTAACAAGCTTAAACTTAACAGTAGCTAAAGCACTCAACGACTGGCAGGGATAAAAAAACCCCCCGATACGATTAAGTAAAGGGGGAAAACAACCCTGAACAGGTTGAGGAGATTATCGCTGTCTAAACTGGTCTAAATACCAGTCTGGCACATTCGGTGTTTGTTTATAAGGATCAGCAGTACGAGCTTGATCTAGGCCATACAGAATACCCAGAGAACTGAGTAAACCAGCTAAACCAGCGGCCTTAGGGATTGTTCGAGGGATAGTGCCCATAGCCCCAGATAACGCCCCTGCACCCGCAATCGTGGCTCCTGCTGTATCGCCTTGCTTTGCACGTTCGTAGCCTTCTAGCCCCATTAAAGCACCCGCACCACCCGATACTGCACCCATAGGGATGGGCGCCGTGCGAGCAGCTCTATTGGCAATTAAGGCACGGTTACTAGGTAACCCAGCTCGTGAGTCTCGCAAAAGAATCTCGGCTTGATTGATTGGTTCTGCATGTTGGGATATGTGCGCACCTTCGCCTGTCATGAATTTATGAAGGTTTGTTTCGGCAGAACGCACGCCCGTTTGGCTTGCTGTGGCGTTAGCCTTAGCGGCCTCCCACGCTTGCTGGCGGCGAGCAAACTCTTGGTTTTCGGCTAACTGCCGTTGACGCTCGGCCTCTTGACGCAAAATCATTTGACGTTCTTGCTCAGCCGCCTGTGCCCGTGCCTCTGGGCTGTTTGCAAGGCGAGCACGTTCGGCAGCAGCAGCCTCTGCCTCACGATCCATTTCTGCGATAGTGCGAGCTGATAACGCTACTCGGCCTGTTTTTGTGGTGGCATGCTCACCCAGTGCATCAACCATCAATTCAGGGTAGCGCAAAGGGGCTACACCAGACTCTGCAAGTTGGTTGATACGAGCTTCACCCAAATCCGCACGCAACCGCAATTGGTGCGCAGTCATTTGTTGACCACGCTCACGAGCCAAGGCCGCTGCAGTAGTGCCAGAAGGAGTAGCATGCTGGACTTGGTCAATTAAAGGCACACCGCCCGTGATAGGGTCTGACGGCAGTACGGTTTGAACAGGTGAGTTTTGTATTCTAAACACTGGGGCTTGCTTGCCGCCGACATCAACGTACTGCCTGCGTGCGGCATCAACGCCCTGATTGGCTTCAGCCTGTAATTGAAGCTGGCGATCTAGCTCGGCACGGTGTTTCTCGGCCTCAAGGTCAAACACATTGCCTGCTGCACGACGCTCACCCAATCTCTCATACAACTCACGACGAGCTTGCTCAACAGCTTGCCCCTGTGGATGCATCATCTGAGTCTTAGTTAGCGGATTGCCAATCAAGCTACGAAACGGGTCATCGATTAAATCTCGGCTGTAATTCAGCGAGGTAGTATTAGGTGTCTTTTCTTTTGCGCCGAAAGGATTACGCACGTCCCCTGTCATTAAAGGCACGGCAGCGCCTGCGCCAGCCCCTGCACCGCCTGCAACTAGTTGACTGAAGGTATCACCCTGACCACCCATTGAAGGCGGCTTGTAGGTCGATTGATCACCGTACTTGCGATCCCATGCAATACGTTCGGCCTCAGTGGCGTCTTTGCTAGGACGTGGGGGTGCAATAAAGCCCTCGGCGCCTTGCATGGGGTACATATTGTTAACAGTGCGAACATAGTTGCGAGTCTCGGCAGGCAACAAGCTTACGTCTCTAGTCTCAAAATATTTTGCAGCATTCCCCGGACCGTAGTTATAAGCTACTAGCGCATCAACTGGGTTTTTGTATGTCAACAGATTGTTCTTTAAAACCGCAACACCGCCCCTGATGTTCTCATCAAGGTTGCTGGCATCGACCTTGAATCCCTTCGCTGTTGAGGGCATCAATTGCATCACACCCATGGCACGTTCTTTGTACTTGGTCTCTGGGCCTTGGAGCACCGACTGATCGTCATTAAACTGTTTAAAACGGCTCTCTTGATGCGCAACAGCCAGCGCTAGGTTAGGATCAATACCTTGACGAGCGGCCTCGTCTGCGACCTTCTTTGCAATTTGAAGTTGGCTTGGGGTGAGCTTTGAAAAGTCGATCATGGTTGTCTCCCAAGGGCTGAATTCAATTGATCAAGAAGTGAACCTGTAGGCGCCGCTGTAGTAGCTGGTGCCTCACCGTATTGGTTTGCAATTTGCTGACGTGTATTTTCAAACTTAGTGTCAAACTCTTGTTTCATCTTAGTGAAATAAGGTGACTGCAAAAACTGATCCCGATCGTTTGATTTTGTAGCAGACTTAAACTCTGTCCATGCTTTATGGAAGGCCATGTCACGCTGGGCACGCAGTTGAAGGGCTTCGGATTTTAAACGAATAGCATCTGCTGAATCGCTCGGTAACGCATTGATGCTACCGATCAAACGACGCTCGCCATCACTGATTTGGCCTTGGCCTTTCATGTCAAGCTTGGCAAACGCTAATGAAATCTGAGCATACTTCTGCGCAGCAACGCTTAACAGGTCTCGACCAGTCTTGTCCACGCCTTGGAAGTAACCAATAAGCTGCGATGGGGCGAAGGCTACACCCTTAGCCTGAGCATCATTCATGTCTGATACGGCACGGAAAAATGCGGTTTTTAGTGTTGGGTCTTGCAAAGAATTAAACACTTTGGGGTTTGACTCAATGAGCGAGATTTGATCTTTTGCAAGCTTCTCAAGATCCATTGCACTAGTAAATGTATCAGTTACATTTTTACCAAATGCAGTATTAGATTCAGCCTCGCCTTTAGCACCTGCTTCAGCCCCAGCCAAAGAAACTTTTCTTTGTGCTTCAGTTTGAGGTGTACCATCAGTAAAGGTTGTAATCCGATTCTTTTTCAAAAATTCATTAATTTTGGCATCATCACCTTCATTAAGCAATTTTTGCCATTCTTGAGCCACACTCAAAGCAACCTTCTTCTCGCCATAGACACCAAAGTCAATTGTGGCAAAGTCAGTTTGTTTGAGTTTTGCTTGATTGATTGCTAAGTTGGCCTCATCAACCGCCGTCCTGCGAGCATTTAAGCGAAGCTCAGCTTGTTGAACACCAAACTTGGCTACATCCAATTGATAGGTGCGGAAGTCTTTTTGCATGGCTGCAAGCTCTTTGAACATCGCCCCTTGTTCTGGAGAAATGTTCATAGCAAGAGCAACGTCCCTTTCACTAATTGGACGCATGGTGCTCAGGTTGCGTGCACCTAGTGGTGTCTGCACGACAGCTTGGTCAGTAGTCTGCATGATCCCAGCGTCAACTGCCGCAGGCGTAATATTAAAACCATAGTTTTCAATTTTGGCGCCAGTGGGGTTCTCGGCATCTGGCTTAGGCGTACCCATTGGTACAACATTAGGATTAACTGCCGCTGGAGCACCCTGTGGCGGTTGTGCGTTAAGCATAGGTGGCTGTGCCGCAGCGGAAGGCTGTGCAGGTGCCTGAGGGCTAAACATGTTTTGCATCTGAGAGAACCCAGCCATCTTTTGCTTGATGCCTAAACCCTTCTCTTCTAACTCAAGGCCTAATTTTTGTTGCGCAAATTGGCGCTCAAGATCTTTGTCTTGCTGGTCTGCCAGCACATCAGCCGCATTACCTAAAGCCTCAAATGCAGATCCAGTTTTGGTAGGTTTTAACAGGGCTGCGCTTAACTTCAGCATTTTTGGATCAAAAAATGGGGTTTGACGCTCAATTAACGTCTGCTTCATCTTTTGAATCTGATCGTCAAGAGTTAATCGACCCTTTTGAAGCTCAGCAACAGCTCCCATCACAGGATCAGTCACGGCGCCAGTTTGCGTAGCGCCTGCTTGAGCAGATGCTTGAGACAACGGAGATGTTTGGTCGACTGCCATTATTTATTCCTTTACATTGCGGCATAGCCGTTATTCAATGAATCTGCCCAAGACATGCCAGTGCTTGGGTTTATGTTGCTTACCAGTGATGGGTCAATATTGGCAGCATAATCCGCACCAAATACGCTACCTGCATTGCTGGTGGTGTTGTAATCAACGGGACTAGAGCCAGAACCAATTCCCCTAAATAAATTACCAATATTGTTAGCAGCGCCTGACCAGTTAGGGCTTGCCAACAAGCTTGTTAGGCCAGAGATAGTTTGCAATGGCGATAGGCCTGTTGAATTTTGCGAAGCTGGTTGTGTGAGGCTTGAAGTCGTTGATGTCGGGATCTGATAACCACGCAACAATTGCGATTGAGCGGTTGCTGCAGTTAACGGGAACATCTGTGCTGCTTGTGACAATTGTTGCTGTTGGCTACCTGCATTCAAAAGACCCGTTACATCATTCCAGCTCAAAGCACCTGTCTGTGAGGCTAAATTGCCGCCTGTGTTTGCAGCATTGATTAAGTTCTGTTGTTGTTGAGACGTTAAGTTGCCTTGGATTTGTCCAATTGAACTTAAATTTTGTTGTTGGGCATTTGTTAAGTTTCCTGCAATTTGACCCAATTGGCCTTGCAAGTTAGCACCAGCCTGAGCTTGTTGCATCGCTTGCTGGTAGCCAGTGTTTAAAGCGTTAGCTTGTTGACCTGTAATGCCTAAGGCCGCTTGGTTGAGCGTTTGACCTAATGCCTGAGCACCACGCTGAGATCCGAACTGACCAGCACCGACCACGCCAGCGGTGGTCTGTGGAGCGACGTTTTGCAGAATGTTCTGCTCGCCTAATGTACCGATCGAGTTAACTACGTTGCCAATATATGGCGACATATAGTTACCAACAGTATTGTAAGTAGGGTTAGCAGCCGAGTTTAAGTAAGGATTAGCTGCGCCCATAGCATCTTTGCTAAGAGCTGAATTTAAAGCGCCAGAGGCCGCTTGAGTAGGGTCGTAGTTACCGACCTGTCCAAGATAACCCATGCCCATATTCATGGCGGGTTTCCACGCTCCGGGCGTTTGCGCCGCTAAATCAAATCCTTGTGTTTGAAGAGGACTTGGCCCAGCAAACTGTGGGTTAGAATTTGCGCCTTTTTGGGCAAGGTTATTTAAATAATCAAGATAAAAACTAGGCGCTGTCGTCTGAGTTGTTTGACCACTTGTGACTAATGGAAGGCTGCCTCCCTGAAAAAAGTTCCCACTTGCACCGGAAGGAGCGGCAGGGGCAGCACCTATACCTGTACCCGCTCCAGCATTTGCTGGATTATTGTAAAAGCCGGCGTCAACAACAGGATTAACCATAATTATTCCTTCTCAGTATTTTTCATTGCTTCTTTGACATATTGTAATGGCAAAGCTTTAGGGGGGATTTTATCGTTTGGAGCGGATCTTTTATGCGACCGAACCGCTTCCCTGAACTTATCTAAAAACTTGGCGCCAGCATCAGATGAGCCGTTTCCAAGTTGAGCCACGGTATCCGCATCCCAAACAAACTCACCATCTGCAAGCATTGCGGGGATATCATCCGACTGACCGTCTCCCTTACCTTTTACATAGTGGCCTGTCGCACCTGTAATAAATTCAGGCACATGCCGCTTGTCACCGTCTTGAAATGACATGCTCTGCATGATCATGCTAAGCAGGCGTGGGTCGATATCTTGAAGTTCTGGGTGCCTACCCATTGACTCTTTAATATAACCACCGTGCGCAGCATGCAATCCACCCTCAAAAACTGATGATGGCTTGATGTCAGAGACATTAGAGTAATGAGATGGGTCAATATAAGTTAAAGGTTTATAGTCAATCAAACCACTTATATTTGTGGTTGGTGCAGATCCTGTACTGATTAATTGTGGCGTCAAATTACCCATCGCCATACTACTAGAACCAGATCCACCGCCAGATCCACCTCCGACTCCGTTGCCCAATCCATTTAATGGATTATTTCCTGCACCCGATCCACCACCCGCACCGGGAGATCCACCACCCGATCCACCACCCAATAAACCGCCTAAAAGGCCTGCACCAGACAATCCCATTTTGGCGTACTTTAGTGCATCAGCAAGAGTTAATCCTGTGCCTGCTTGTGCACCATAACCGCCTAACGCACCTTGCTCATACTGCCCCATTAGCGCAGAGGCTTCAGCATCGGTTAAACCTCCGCTAAGGCCAGAAAATCCTGCTGCGCCTGTGGCTTCACCGCCTAAACCCATTAATGCTTCGGTGCCAGCAGCAGTCAACTCACCACTTGCTGAGATTAATCCCGTGTTTACTGCTTGATCTAGCGTCATACCCAGACCGCCAGCCAAATCAAAAGCTCCTTGCCCTGCTACGCTGGCAGCGGCATCAGCGGCTGTGAATGCACCAATATCACCACCAATTGTGCCTAGAACACCAGCACCTAATTCTCCAGCACCCGCAGCTCCTACAGCACCAGCACCTAAAGCGCCTGCAGCTAATCCACCCGAGCCAATAGCAGCAGCGGTAAGTAAGAATTTATGAAATAGCGGGTCTTTAGCTGTTGATCTCAAATCGTAGCCGATGTCACCAAACACCCCACCACCATGAACTGGGGCTTTCATGTAAGCAGCATCACCAATCGTGCCACCCACCATAGGGGTGCTAGTAGGCCGAGTAGTTTGTTCACCATTTGAATCTAAAAATAATAACTGTCCGTCACCGTTTGTGGCTTGACGAGGCGTATTAGCCGTAATCTTCTCGCCTTCTTTTACAATAGGGTTGAACGAGTTAACGTCCATGATTCCCTTGCGGGTTAAAATTGCTTTTAAACCTGAGTCGTCATAAAACTGAGTTGGCGTGCCTTCGTAGTTTGGTACCTCATGACGGGTGGTGTTGCTTATGTCATAGGGTGTATTTGACGCACCCATTAACGGGGTATAGCCGCCCTCACCGCCTGTGTAATCGCTCATGTTGTCGCCTTTATATCCATAATGCCAACTAGTGCTTGCGCCCAGTCTTGCCAAGTTTCAAACCCACGGCTGTCTGGCACACCTGAATTACCAAAGTATCCAATACCAGATAGGCCATCTACCCATTCTTTCCAATCTTCTTCTTCAACCGTACCAAGTTGTTGTGCTGCAAATAACTCAGACATAAGAGGACAGTATTGATCCCACTCCATCCCACGAGGGTCGTAGACGATCATGGGTTGCCAGTGCTGCGCTCATCTCCACCCTCGGCAGACAAGAGAACTAAACCAGTCTCGTAATTACCATTGACTACGTTCGACCCAAACCTTAAACGCATCTCTCGACGCTGCTCACGCATATCGATCTTCAGAGTAGTAGGGTCAAAATAATAAGGGTCGCTAGGATCATCATCATCATCAGCGTAGCCTTTACCAGTAACAATCAAGTACATCTGGCCAGACTGAACAAAGTCGGGTTCGACACGCTCAAGGCGTATCCACTTGTTAGGCCCCATCGGGGAGTTTTGCCCCGGACCGCCGTTCACCCAACCCAAAGAATTTGTCTCAAAGTAACTCTCGATCGCCGACTCTTGCGTGAGGTTCACCACGTTCGTACCAGTCTCGTGTTGCCACAACACATACTTTGATGAGCTATTAGGTTCATTGCCTGCCCAGATTGGACGTCGAAACACCTCGCTGAATACGCCTGCTGAACGACGTGCACCTAATGCCTGACCAGCGTCGTACCAAACTTGATCTCTCACGTTAAAGACGATTGCATCTGTGCACTCGGTAGCATTACCTTTAGGGTAAAACCACCAGATTTCACCCCATCTAGGCACCTTCGAAACCCATACTTTTTGACGTTGCGTGTAGTTCAGGTTATCAAAAAAGTAATTGATGTTCATGTTGTTCTTGATTTCAGACACAACACCGTTGTACATAAGAAATCGATCGACACCGCACCAAAAATACATGCCGTCGTATTCAATCACTGAAGACGAAGAGAGCATCGAGCTTTGGCTGCTGATGATGTCATAGCGCCAATAAATAGTCGCTGCACCAACCGTCTGAGGAGCGTAGCTCACTCGGATCACAGAGTCTAGCGACCAAAACAAGCCAGAAGGTGAGGTTGTGCCGCCACGCAAGGGCAAACCTTTTACAATCTTGGTAGAGGCCACATTGTTAGCGTTAGCGTCTGCACCAACCCAGTTTTGAAAGTTACCTGCAGAGCTATTCTGAATCAACCCGTTGTTGCCATAAACAAACAAATATGGGTAGAGCATGACTACGCCTCCAGATACATTGATCTGGTTGTCAAAGGTGAGCGTTTGTGTACCGCTTGAGGTGGCTGTTCCGCTAATAACTACGGTTGTAGAACCACTACCAACTGTTGAGCTAATGACAAAAGACCCTGTAGGCAATCCAGCTCCCGTGACTAACTGTCCCGCATAGATCAAGGCATTTGTGCCAGTAATCACAAAGGTGCTATTTGGCGTACCAATCGTCATCGTACCCGTAGCGCTGAATTTACCGACTTCAGTTAAAGCACCGCTGGGAAAATCCCCATAGAGGACAGGCGTATTTATTGTTGAGTCAATATGTTCTAGATTTCGCCCAGCATGCGCAATAAGCTTACTTTTACCTGCACCTGTTGAGTCAAAACCCACATCAAATTGCCACAAGTTAACAGTGCTTGAAGTGAATCCCGTCATGCTAATGGTGGTCGGACCTGTCCCCACACCATCATCATCATCTGTTTGCCACATCTCTAAGCCAGCCGAGTAGCCAGAGTAAACGTAATTCAATCCGCTATCAGAACTCATAATCATGCCACGGCTAATACCCGAAGCGTTTTGAAAGATGCCCTTATAACCACCCATCTTTCTTGGGCGCCCACGTTGAAATCTCATCCACTTACCATCAACGTAAGTAGGTGCATCAAATAGCGTTCCATCCCGCTGGATGCCTGCCTTGATGTTTAGTGAGATTACATTTGCGCTCATTAAAACGTGCCCCCACTGATGCCTGCGGGAACAAATAACCCAGCCGTAGTCAACGTCAAGGCATTTGCGCCATTTAATGCAAGACCAATCTGATTGGTAGCAGGCTGATAAATACCCGTGTTGGTATTACCTGTGAAATTAATCGATGGTGTTGCTGCAGACCCCGTACCTACGGTGAGCGAGGTAATTGAGCCGCCAGAGGCCGAGCTTGAGTTGTAGACGTTTGTTCCATCACAGACAACAGTCAAAGTCTGGCCTTGAGGCACAGTAACCGTCGCAGCGCCAGAGGCCGAAGTCTTAAAAGTTAGCGAGTAAGACCCAGTCGTCTGGTTGTTTAAATAATAGATTTGAACCGTTGAAGGCAATACGATAATAACATTGCTAGTCAACACCCCGAAATACTCTTGTACAACGTTCGCATACTCAACCGCTGTAAGCGTGTAGGTGCCCGTTGTAACCGTCTTGGCTAGTTGGGTATAGGCAAATACGTTTGAGCGCCCATAGGCGAACGTAGAGTACCCATTGACGCCATTAGATACAACAACGAGCGACTCAGTTAACTGAAGTTGCTGACTAGAGTTTGTATCAATCGTATTTGTGCCGCTAGGGGTCAGAGTAACAATACCCGAGCCACCGTTGCGGATCATTACAAACCAACCGTTGCCCACCGTTGAGGCCAAGGGTAGGGTAATTGTGCCAACACCTGATGACCAGACCAAAAACTGAGAACGGTAGGTATTATTCAAAACAACACTTGAGAACAATGCGCTTTCAGCATATTGCTGGTTAAGCGTTGTGTTAATTGCTGTTAAACCATATCCCGCAAGCGCCGCAGCATTGGCGGCGGAAGTTCCAGCCCCAAAAGTAACAGTAGACCAAGTGCCATTGTTTGTAGTGTTATCCGTTAAAAAGATGTATTGAGCAACGCCTGAGGCAATCGCAATAATTGTATTGCCTGAAATATCAGTAACAGTAAAAGACGTGGCGCCAATGTTTTGAATCAGCACGCTTTGGCCTGTGCTTACTTGTAACGCAGAAGGCAAATAAAGTTTCAAGCTTGAGGCCGAGGCCGTGACTTGAATGATGTTGGCAACCACATTGGCATTGTTGCCGTTGATAGGCCATTGTAAAAAGGTATCAGCAGCAAGCGTGAGGCTCTCATACCCAACTTGACTTGGGCTAAGGGTCTGACCAGTAAATGGGTCGGTATATGTGCTCATGTTGACTCCTATGAATCCACGGCAATAGCCTGACGATCACCCACTCGAGTAACGTCTTCCGCTTTCAGTGCCGCAAGTGCTTCTTGATACTTTTGTTGGAAAATCTGGCGTGCATCGTTCTTTAAAAACGGCATTGCTTGCAGCAGTGTTCCAAAAAGCATCGCATTTGGAGCGTTTTGGGTGATCCAGTTAGTTTGATTTGATGAAGACAACGGCTCAAGGCGCTCATAATAAAGAACCTCAAAAGGGTAGGCCTTATCTGGAGTCGGTGCAACCAACCAATGATCATAGTCATAGTCCGCATAAAACAGCGGTAGGCCAGTCGTTGTAGCGTCTGGGGTATACGACTTCAGGTACTCGTATTTGCGCAGCAACACGGGGCTTTTAGAGCCATTTGATGAAACTTCCATAGAGGTTGTCTTACGCCACCGAGCAGGCTTTTGAATGACAGGGTTGCCAATAGTCATGGTGGACTCAACAACTTGCATTTGGCCTAGCGTTTTGATCTGTTGAGCAATCTCAAATTCTGCAAGGGTGATAAAGGTTCGGATGGCCTCAACCACAGCCGCATCACGACGCTCTAGGTACTGGAGCACCATGGTATTCAAACTGTCGTAGGTCATTACCCAAGAGACGGTCATAGCAATTATCCAATCATTGAGGTAGCTTTCAGTTTAACTGCTGCAACACGGTTCAGCCAGCCTGTGCCGTACACAGAAAACGTGTCAAGGCTGCGGTAAAACGCTTCTTTTTCTGCGCTAAACTTTTCAATCAGCACAGCAGGGTCAACCGCCCACACAGCTGCCATCGTAATGGGTCCTAGTCCACCATCAGGCGTTGTACCCACAGCAGTTTGTAAAATCTTAATAGAGCGCCCCGGACCCGCATTGACACCCATATCGAACACTAAGTAATCAATACCGTTTGGCAGCTTATCGCCTTGCACAACGTCCCAATACTTTTTCTTGTACAGGGGTTCTACGTCAGCAGCGGTGAGCTTACGCATATCATCGTGCGTGACTTGATGCCCAACGTGCTGTTCCCAGTTGTACTGCGTCACGCCAAGCATGGTCGAGCCTTTACGCCCGTCTGGTAGCTTGTTGCCGTTATCACGCTCGTCGTCAGTGAAGCCACCTTCACTTTTAAGCATCTGTTCAAATGCTTGCTGCCAATTTTTAACCATGATTTGCATACACCCCATGAAATTTGTTTCGAGCTTCAGTAACCACTAATTCTGCAAGTTCTAAATCAGCATACAAACCAAGATGCATACTTTTGTTATTTACTTGCAGCCGAACTTGATACTTTCCACACTTGTGCAACCGGACACCCTTTATATTAGACATAGAATTTGTATTGGCATTTCTATTCCACGCATTTTGAGAAAGAGATACTTCCCTTAAATTATCAATTTTGTTGTTTGTGGGGTTTCCGTCAATGTGGTCAATTTGTTTAGGCAAATAACCGTGATGCATTAAAAAGACAATACGGTGAACAAAATAATTTTGCCCTTTTATGTTAGCTCGCAAATGCCCAAAACGATTTGGTGCTTTCATCACTTTATTGTTTTTCTTGCGTATTAAATTGCCGTCTTGATATTCAAACAATTCTAGACATTCTTTTTGATGAATCATGTCTGACTCCATAGTATTTTGCGAACTAAAAAACATATAACTCGTTCGGGTGTGGGTTTGTATAGCCATTTCTTCACCCTCTCGTATTCACGCAAGATGGCTTCATCGGTCACTTTTGGTCATCCTTCCCAATTTTTATCCCAGCGATCGTGCCTACAAATGCGCCAACCACCATGTTGAACGCCGGATTTATTAATTTAAACACTTCAGCGTTGTCCACCCGTGCATCAAACAGACCAATCAATACAACAGCTACCGTAGACAACAACACAATTGATAGTGAGATACAACAAATAATCGTTATTTGATCTGCGACTTTCATTTGATACTCCGCACCCAATTCTGTAACTCTGTTAGTTGGAGCGTGGTTTCAGCACAGCGTCTAACAAGTCCTGCGTCGGGGGCGGGGCGAGCAGGGCAGGCGGTGGGCTTGGAAACGGTGGGCACACTACCGCTACTGGCACTGGTGTCGAGCAGCCGCTCACCATAATAACTATGCACAGCAGACAAACGAGCCTCATATTGATTTGCGATTGCAGTTGATATAGTTTCATGCTCTTTCACCTTTGCTTGGTTGATGACTTCCTGTGCCTTGCCCACGGCGGCAACTTCTGCTTGGTACGCTACTAGCTTTTTGTGTTCGTGATTCCAGCCCATAAAGTACATGACAGCGCACAGGGCTAGGGCTGCGCCAATTTTAATCAGTAGAGTGCTTGGCAGTGGAAACATTACGTTGGCTCCGTATCTTTTTTAGCCCACACAGACGCACCACCCGAGGCTGAGACAATTCCAAGGCTCTCTGCAAGCTCTCTCAAGCTCACAGCGCCGTGCATGACTACTTGGTAACCTGCCACGCAAAGCACCGCCAAAAGGCTGATTAACCACGCCACACGGGCGATATCAAAAGTCTGGTTGTCTTTGCCAGTGAGCAGGTGCGTAAAGATGTTCATCAGAACTTAGCCATCATGCGCCACAACCAAGCTGTAAACGCTTGCCACTCTGCTTTTAAGTATTCAATCATTTGTCTACCTTTTGGTCAATTTTGTCGTACAGTTTAACGATCATCTGTTCAACACGATCAAAGCGTTTATCCATCTGGGCTTCAAGCGTTTCCATTTCAGACTTCTTGACGTAAGTTTCACTAACGTGCAGGCGCAAGTCGGCAATGTCTGCCTTGAGTTCTTTGACAGAATCCCACAGTTGGCGAGCAAACCAGCCAATAACAGCTAAAGCAGCGCCACCACCAATATTGATAAGATTCTGCCAGTCCATCATTCTGCCTCAGATTCTTTAGCTTTTGTTGCTTCTGCTTGGATAGCTGTGATTAAGTTCACCACTTCAGCGTAGGGCTTGTTACCAAGGTAACCTAAGATTGCGTTAATTAGTTCGATTGAGATATTCATTATTTACCCTTGAAAATTGCAAAAATAACCCACGGTATTAACCACACACTACACAGCAGCACTACTGGTAAAAGTAGCACCGCTGCGATAGGTACTAAATACTTATCCACGCTGATCCGTTGTAAAACTCCATGAGCGCTGTATCAATATTGAAGCGCATCATCCCCGCCTGTGGTGTCGGACGTTGAGCCGTTGTGCCAGCAGGGTATTGCAAGTAGTCTACGTTTTGGATTTCAAGAGCCATGATTTACGCCGTGTAGGAACCTGAAGCGTTGAATTTCAACACAGTATTTGATCCGTTTGTTGTGATGACTGGTGAGCCTGTCGTTGTACCAGAATAGCGGTTAGTTGGTATTGACAAAATCACTACGCCTGAGCCGCCATTGCCTGCTGGAAATGCAGAGTAAATTCCACCACCACCACCACCTAAATTTACCGTTCCATTTGTTGCATTTGCGTTATTTCCACCATTTCCGCCGCCACCCGTACCACCTGCACCGCCGCTTGCAATACCTCCACCACCGCCACCGCCGCCATAAGTAATTGCCGTACCAGTTATTGAGTTAGAAATTCCTGCGCCACCTGCGTAACCGTTTGAGCCACCGGGGTTTGTTCCGCCTGCTGCACCCGCACCACCTCCACCGCCACCGCCACCACTAGCACCTACAACGCTGCCACCAGAATTGCCTTGACCAGATATACCAACGCCTCCCGGTCCGTCTGCGTAACCCGCACCACCACCAGAACCGCCGCCTTTCCCTGATGACGCAGCCGAGCTATAAATAGACCCGCCGCCGCCAACCGAATAAACAGACCCAAATAAACTATTTGACCCGTTAGCGCTAGGATTCCCTGCGCCTGAACCCCCTGCGCCCACCGTTACTGTGTAAACAGTACCAATTTGTACGGGCGTTGATCCTGATAAAACTCCGCCAGCACCGCCGCCGCCTGATGCACCGCCGCCGCCCCCAGAAACAATAAGATAATCAATAGCATAATAAACACCAGTTGCTAACCAAATCGTACCGTTGTAATACTCAAGCAAGCTAGTTGTTGAGTTAAAGCGTGTCATGCCAGCCGCAGGCGCAGTGGGGCGTTGTGCCGTTGTACCGTTCGGCATCAAAACATAATCGGTTCCTGCGACAACTAGAGCCATGATCTTTCCTTAATTAAGCAACAACCAATTCTTTCCACGAAGTCGTGGCCTCAATCCACTCATACGCTTTACCGTCAGCAGGCATAGCTACAGGCGCTTCCCACAAGAACGTCTTTGGGCTAAGTACCCATGATGCGTAAGGCTGAGGTGCGTAGAAAACGTCTGCTACGGGGTCGTAGTGGTAGCCAATTCCGGCAAAGTTTCCACGAAGAGGTGTGCCCTCTGGATGCTGATTACCGTGTGTGCGGTATGAAGTTTGTAACCATTGACCCGGTGAAGAGTCAACGAACGTATCAAAGAATTCTGGTTCAGCAACGATGACTGAAACTACTTTACCGTCAACTACTTTTGCAAAATGACCCATTATTTACTCCGTATATGAGGCCAATTGAGCCTCTGTTGGTTCTGAATTACTGTTAGTCCACGATTTAATGTAATCACCTTTACCGTTGCTATCGTTTTGCAACAGAATTGTTCCAACAAAAGGCGCAAAATCTGATTTATCAAGTGTTGGATATAGCTTCATAATTTTTTCATACAAAGACACTATGCACTCCTTGCTAAAAATGCTTGAAAATATGTATTTAATGCGCCACCAGCAAAGGATGTTGTTCCTGAGCCATTCATATACCCGTAGGCTTCTAAATAGTCTGTTGATCCGTTGCAAAATACTAATGCGCTAACAACCGAAGCTAAATTTCCAGTTCCGCTAGTAATAACTATTGACCCTTGTTTAAATTGACCACCATTCTTATATATGTAAACGTTTGTTTGTTGAGCGTTAATTGTTCCACCAGCTAAAAGCGCAATATTTACTTGATAATACCCAGCAACAGTTGGTGTAAATCTGTAATTTGTCGTATTGTCGTAATTTGAATTTGTGTCAAATTCTTTAGTTCCACATTGTATTTTTGTAAACGTTAAAGCACTAACAGATTGATTAGATGCAAGATAAGCACTAAATGCAGGACCAGTCCCGCTAAACGTAGATGTTGTAACAAGAATAGATGACCACACACTACCATTCCACGCCTCCAATTGACCAAGCGTAGTGTTCCACCCTAATTGCCCTGCTAATGGGCTTGATGGTCTACCTGCTGTTGTCCATTGCGCTGGTGCTACGCCAGTCGTACCGCCGATATAACTAGGCATATTAAGTCCCCGAAGTAGAAGCCAATAAGTAGTAAGTCACACCGCCAATAACAACGGGAATTTTATTAGTCACCGTGTTGACCACCGAAGCCGAAGCCGCAGCCGAGGCCAAGATAGTTGCAGTTGCAGCAGGTAGCGTCAGTACGACGTTGCTTGCCGTGTCTACAGCGTTCACCGCAACCGTGCCGCCGCTTGGGGCTTTTAATGAAATTTGACCAGCCATAATTATTCCTTAAATAATCGCCCAAACTGAACCAGAGGGAATTGTTACCACAGCACCCGCCGCAATGGCGATTGGGCCAGTGCTCATGGCGTTAATCCCAGAAGGTATCGAATAGCTGTTGTTCACCGTCTGACCGTTTTGCACAAAGATCGTGTCGCCACCGCCGCCTGTTGCTCCATTGCCGATTGAGACCACTGCGCCTGTGCCATCTTTTGTGTAAATGACACGGTCGGCAGTGTTGATAGCAATCTCGCCCGTAAGCATATTGCCAGTCGTCGGCACGTTCGTTGACGTCGTGCTGTAGTAAGGTCTAATTGGCGTGAACCCACTCTGACTCATAATTTATCCTTTAAACCACAACCCATACGCTGCCTGACGATACGGTGACGACGACACCGCTCGCAATCGTCATCGGACCAGCGCTCACAGCGTTATACCCAGTTGCAATTGTGTAACTAGTATTCACCGTGGCATTGTTTACAGTCAAGCCATTGATCGAGGTATGCACCTGAGCCTGTAACTCGCCAGTGCTTGGCTTGTACAGCAGGTTTGCGTTACCGGTGTAGATCGTTGAGACCGAGCCTGAAGTTGCAGCAGCAAACGTCGGATAGAGATTTGAAGCGGTCGCCGTATCGTTAGATAGCGTTACACCACCCGCAGGTGTCACCCAAGTCGGCGCACTTGCACCATTCGATGTCAGCACCTGACCTGCTGTACCTGCTGCCGTTAAGGCCAGAGCAGATGCCGAGGAGTAAGGCACTGCACCTGCAACCGCCGTCAGGGAGGCGTTTGTGCCGCCATTCGCTAACGCCAAATTACCCGCTAAAGTCACTGCACCGCTCGTGGCTGTGCTAGGTGTAAAGCCAGTTGTACCAGCGCTAAATGTAGTAACGCCAGACGCTGGAGCTGGTTGCCAAGAAGGCAAGCCTGCGGTCAAGGTCAAAATGTAGCCGTTCGTGCTTGAAGGCAAGAACGTCGTTGCACCAGCGCCTGACTGGTAAGGCAAGGAACCTGCGGCACCGCCTGCAAGATTAGTGGACGTACCAACCGCTAGACTTGACTGACTCGCCCAAGTAGGTGAGGCTGCACCCGCAGAGAGTAAGACCTGACTCGATGTGCCTGCCGCAGAATAAGCATGAGCTGTTCCTGTACCATACCCCACACCACCATTAGTTGGCGTCGCAGAGCTATTTGTACCGCCTTGCGCAATTGCGAGCGTACCGCTAGTAACTTGTGAGGCTGAAATTGCAATCGGTGTTGATGCAGCCAGAGTTAACTGACCCTGAGCATTGACCGTGAAGTTTGCCACGCTCGAGGCTGAGCCATACGACGCAGCAGTCACAGCGGTGTTAGCCACAGCCACAGTGACTGCAGCCGAGCCGTTGTAGCTCGTTCCTGACAGTCCAGTGCCTATCGTGAGCGCATTAGAGGCTGTTGCCGTGACCGTGGTTGACCCACCGAGGCTAACAGCGCTGCCGTTAATCGTGATGGCAGAGTTGGTCAACGATGCGTTGGCAATGTTGGTCAACGTGTTGTTTGCACCGCTGATTGTTTTGTTCGTCAGCGCCTGCGTGCCTGTCAACGTAGCAACGACCGTTGTGTCTATGTCAATTGTGCCAGCCGTGGTGATCGGGCCACCCAACAAGCCAACGCCAGTCGCTACCGAAGTCACGCCCGTCGAGCCTGTGCTCAGTACGCTCCAAGCGCCATTTGTGTAGGCTTCAAACTGAGTGAGTGTGGTGTTGTAACGCAGTATGCCGTTCGTCGGAGATGCGGTACGTTGTGCGGTGGTGCCAACAGGAACGACCACGCCGCCTGTGCCGGGCAACGTCGGGTTCGCCGCAATTGCCACCGTCGCAATCGATCCGACATTGGTGACGTTGATCTGGCTCGTTGTACCACTTACTGACGTGACCGCACCGTCGCCGATCCCGAACGTCTGCCACGAGCCTGCGTAGTAGCCCTCAAAACGGGCTGTATCAGTGTTGTATCGAATTTGACCAGTGGTAGCCCCACGCTGTGCGGTCGTGCCGTTAGGCAGCGTTATACCAGCGGTGCCGGGGGCGATAAAGTTACTCGCCAAGCTAATTGTTGGCGTCGATGAGCCGTTGCCGCCTGTTACACCAATCTGATTACCTGTACCCGTTAAGGTGACAGGCGACAGTGTGGTGCCTGAGCCAAGCGCCAACAGACCCGTGCCAGATGCGTTTGCAATCGCCTGCGCAAGACCAGTCAGTTGAAATGTTGGATTGGCTGCGATCCCATTACCGTCAGTGACCGAGATGCCGTTACCGCTCGTAGAAAGCGTGCGAGCAGTGATAGTGTTTGCAGCGGTCTTAACAATGACACCGTTGCCAGCAAGCTCTAATGAGTAAGCCGTACCATTGAAAGAAATTGTGTAAGCGCCCTGAGCGCCGCCGTCGGTGATGCCAAGACCAATACCTGCCGAAAAGTATCGGCTGTTAGGCAAAGTTGTTTGTAAACCAACCGTCAAAAATGTTTGCGTTTGACTTGGTGATGCTGAAATTGCAGCCGTAGTCGTTTGAACCGTGACGCCATTTTGCTGAATAGGCACAAGCTCCTGACCAGTGATGGCGCCTGCGGTCGGTAACTGATTGATTTGGATATTTGCCATTATTCGCTCGGACTGGGGCTTAATGTATCGAGGTTGCCGTTGTTCTCTGGGTTCTGCGTATTTTGCGCTGGCGACAAGTCGTAGCTGTTAATACCGCCAGTGACAATTGCGTTAGGCACCACTGCGACGCTGAGGTCAGGCCGAGGAAACCGAAGGTTAATCCTTTCGGTTTTTCTAGCCGCTAAACGATATGGATCTCGCTGGTCTTGACAGCCTTGGTCACAGACTCGGAGGCCGGGAAAGTTAAAGTCCGCCATCAACACTGAGAACGCACGCTTCATTTTGCACCGATCGCATACAGCGATTGCAAGTGAGGCCATTCCAGAGGTGTTGAGAAATCTAGGCATGATCAACGTGTATAGACTGAAATGTTAGGCGCAAAGTAAATTGGCGACTTGTCTCGCTCTTCTTGCTCAGCGTCGTACAAGTATTTATCCGCCATCTTCTCAAGGTACGAAATCCGATCTGGCTGCACGTTAGGCATCTCTAATGCCATCCTATGAGCGAGACCAAACACCACCGCCTCGTACCAGCGTTGTGGGATCTCAAGCTCATTGGTCAATGCACCCACGTCATCAATCTGTCTTGAGTACCAGATCACAATCTGCACAAAGGCAGAGGAGGGCGTAGGCCAAACGTAAAACGTAGGTTGAGGAATTGTGCGGTCAAACCAGTATTGGTACGGCTGGTTTCCCGTAAAGTTCTTGTTTGGCAGGTTGGTGTAGTCATCACGATTTAAACGTGACATCTGAATCTCTCGGCTGTTGTTGCCAAAGAAAAGCTCACGCAAACCCAAGATTGTGCCGTTGTAGGAGCGGATGCGGTAATAGTTGACGGATTGACCGGGATCAATATCCTGCCAAACCCACTGGTTATCTTTGACCGTCACCGTGCCTGCGTCATAGAGCGTGTTCCACGTCACCCCATCCACCGAATACTCGTAGAGGTATGACCAGTCCGCCAAGCCACCGCCAGCAATGTATGGCAAGATACCGATCGAGCCTATGTACTGAGGGTTGTTTGTGCCGTAATTGACCGCAATGTTTCCATTTGACGCAGTCTGTTGACACCATGTGCTTGTGTTGTCATCGTATACGTTGGCAATCACGCCACCTGCAGACGAGGTGTATGCACCAGTAGGCTGATCCATTGTGCGGTAGAGCACATTGAGAGCATCTACAGCCCCCTTAGGCAGCGAATAGATGTATTGGTCGGCCTTGGTGCCCAACACGAGCTTGTTGATCGCCCAGTATTGAATGCCACGGTTTGCAAGGTTTGACAGCCAGAAGTATAAAGACTCTCGTGCGGATAACAATTGTTCCGAAGTCAGTTCTTCAGCCAACTTACCACAGCGACGAGCACCGTGGTCAATAAGCGTTTGGACTGTAATTACGGTCTGACCAAATGTACCCGAATAAGCCATGCCAATCCTTTACCAGCCAGAACAATTCCATCTTTTCATTGAAGCTCGAGCACGACTTCCTTTTTCACTTTTCTCAGCTACAGGAGCCATCCTTGCGCAAAATGAATCCTTGCGTGCGCCCCCTTCAGGCTGGGGTGCTTTTAGATGACTTCCTGTCTCACGATTATACTTCGCACGACCCTTTTCGGTAAGCCCTGCGCCTCGTTCAACAGAGAACTTTTCACCTCGACCAACCGCTAAAGATGGGTTTTTTGCCATAAGTCACCAACAAGATTTTTTAGCTGAACCACCGTTTTTCATTTTGGCAGTTTTTGCAGATTGCTTAAAGTCAGCAGCACTTGGTGCACCTTTACTTCCTGCCTTACGCATATGTTCACCTGAGCCATGAGCAATCCGCTCTTGCTTAGCATGAATATTTGCGTACAAGCCACCTTCTTTTAACTTCTTTCCCTCATCGGCTTTGGCAAATTCTTTACCAACTTTTTGAGGAACTCCGCCATACCCACCTTTTGTGTGTGCGGCAATTTCCATTAACTTATGTTGTGCAGGTGTTTTGCTTGGCATGATGTTAGGCCTGTGACTCTTGCCAGCTCAGACGAGCTAGAATTGTTGATGGAGTAACTGCGGTGTTAGTAGCAACCACATACAGAATGTCTGGCCCGTCAGGGTACTGACCCGCATAACTTGTAGGTACGGTGTTTGTTAAACCACCGCCTAAAATTGCGTTACCAATACCCGCCACGGAGGTCAGATCCAAGGTCGTTTGACCCGAACTGTTTGTGAAAGCCGCTGCAATTGACTCGCCACCCGTAAAGGTTGCGGTCGTGGACGTTTGCGAAGCCACTTGAACAATAGAGCTTGTGACTGTATTGTTTTGAGTAGGCGATGTAAAAGAAGTCCAACTCGGTGAGCCGCCGTTAGTGTACCCATTCAGATTTAACTGAATCAGGAAAGCACCGGAAGTCACCACGCCCAACTCACGCAGTTGTAACTGCAAACGATTAATGACTTCTTTGTTTCCGAGCACACCCGTTTGACCGTTATCAACCGAAGGGGCTACCCGAATTGCTAAGATAGGCACCGTAGCACCCGCAGGCACGCTCACCGCAGAAGTTGTACCAAAATTATAGATCAGCGATACGTCCTGACTAAACCCACCGTCCATCACTACTGAAGAACCCCAGTGCGAGATGACCGCTACCGAGTCAGGCGGAGCGTACTCAACCGACACGGGTGGCGTAGCGTTTGTTGCAGGGAATGCAGCGGTGAACGCTGAGGCTGCACCACCGCCCGTTGCGCCACGAATGCAGCCTGTGAACTGATCGTATGCCAAGCCTGATTGAGCCGCCGTAGTGATGCCTGAGTAGGTGATGTATTCAATTGCACCACCACTCGCCGCTGCGGTAACTTTAAGCGTACCTCCTGCAGGATTAAAGCCCACTGAGCTCACGACTGGAATCGTATTCACACCGCTCGTGATTGAGGCGTACAGATTAGTCACTGCTGCTTGACCGCTTGACTCGTAACGTGAAGGCAGGTTGCCCGAGCGCATGTAGGCTTGGTACTGAATGTTGTTGCTTTGAAAAGCATACATGTACGCAATAGCACCGCCTGTCGTGCGCAAACCGAAGCGTGCAACACCCGCACCGTACCAAGAGTAGTCAATAAACCACATTTGGTTCTTGGTAAGGTCTAGCGTATAGCCCGATGATCCTGTGCCATCTAGCGGGTCAAACCACTGCGACTGGGGCACTTTTAAATCAATTGTTTTTGAAACCAACGCATTTGCGATTGTCTGACCACGATACTCTGGACTGATAAATAGAGACGTATCACTTGCAATATTTAGCACACGATATGACTGACCACGGATCACAATGTAATCGCTCGGGGTCAGTTGATTCGTAAATACAGTGCCTGTGCCCGTAACCGTGCCGTTACCTTGTGTGACCGAAACTGTTCCACTCAATTGATTAACCGAGTTACGCAACACGGCATATAAGGTCTGTCCATCAAACTGGAAGAACAGCCCGTTTTGTGCGTCAAAGAAACCGAGCTTGTTGCTTGAGCCGTACCACGCATATGGACTTACGCTCACAGGTAGCCCAGTGCTAGTTAAGGCAGGGCTTGCGCTAGGAATAATTCCGTTTGCGGCAACATACGTTAATGACGTGGCGGTTGGAACAGAGGCAACTTTAAAAATACCGTTGTAGGCTGCGACTGAGGCCGTTGTAACTTGAATGAAAGAATTGACCGTCATGTTGTGCGCCCAGCGGGTCGTCACAGTCACGGTCGTATTTGAGCCGTTGTTGGTCACCGAGGTCACAAACAAACGTGGCTTCATGATCGAACCAGTCGAAAATTGAATGCCTTTCCCGGATTGGTAGCGGAAGTAGCGACGGGTCTGGCGCATCATCTGCTGATTCGGTACCGAAGCACCCGCCGTGAAATTAACCGAGCCGTCATAAGCCCGTGTCTCAACATAACCCGAGGGGCGTGCGTAGACGTTTACCTGAGCGCTGGCTGAAGTGGTGACCGTGCCAGAAGCCCCCGTAGAAGCGATCGTGAATTGCGTTGCCGTTGGTACGGTAGCAACTACCCAAGCACCGTTGACCCCTGTTCCACCCGTTGTGCCAACGATATAGACCAGTGAGCCTTGCGACAACCCATGCGAATATAAAGTGTTAACCGTAATCGCAGTACCACTAGTCACAATTGCTGTAGTGCTTGCAGTAGCAACAGCAAAGCCTGCGTTGGTATAAAAATATCCTACATAAACGTAAGTAGCAGTAGCGTTGTATTGGTTACCAGTGGCGACCACGTTGGTGGTGACAATTGTAAAAGACGTACCACCAGTAGAGGCCGTGACGTACCACCAACCGTTTGCGTTGGTGTCTAGGCAGTCTTCTAAGAACACAGGAGTTCCAATAGCGACCGTGGCGGTTGTTGAAACTATTACCGTGGTCGTGCCGTTACCTGTAACGGCGGTAACAGGGATAGGTGCGTTTTGGTTATACCAGCAGGACTGACGGTTGTTTTCAAGGTCAAGCTGCTCCCACTTGCTCGGCTGCTGACCGTACTCAAAATCGGTATCAATCAGGGATTGGGGTTGTGAAATGCGCAGCTTATCAACAGGATCGTAAGCGCCAGATCTTTGTGATGTTTGAATGCGTAATTGATTATCCGTATTGGAGGTCGGGCCAGTATAGGAGACGATTTGAGCCATTTTTAAACCTTTAGAGTAAAGCAGGGGCATCAGCCCCCACCTTTTACTTCTTCATTGAACCGCCACGACGGCGAGCAGGCACAACAGTGGTCGAAGCTTCACGCTCACGATCGCTGATAGCACCCACGCCTTTGCTGTTGATCTGTTGCATTGCACGACGCTCTGCATCCGATACAGCGCCTTGACCCATAAGTTTATCTTTCAAATAACCCATGCCCTGCATTGCCTTGCGAGGCAAGTACATCAATGCATCATCAACACCCTTCGACATTGCAAGGTTGTCTGCCGTTTGACGAGCATAGTGATTGTCATAATCACGATTTTGTTGATCCATAACAGCACGATCACGCTCGCTCATTACCCCACCATATTGTTTGCGTGCAACCCTACCGCCTTTCTTTTTCATCACTAACTGTGGTTGACCTATACCTGCCATATTATTTTTATATTCAGGCGAAGCTAAGATGCTTTGACGAATAGTGTCGGCTGAAGCGCCACGGTTTGCTGCAATACCAGTAGGATCAGGCGCACGACCTAACATACTTCCATAAAGAGAATTGATGTCTTCTCCACCTGCTTTTAACATAGGTGACACATCAAACTCGCTATAGTCAGGAGCAACGCCGTTATTTCTTGCATTTTCTAGCATGGTGTTCATGCGGTCAGCATTTGCTTGTCCTGCTGCTACATATGCCGGATCTTGATATTTTGGATCTGCCATATTGGGCATATTATCAACAAATTGACCGCCCATTGCCTTATGAGCTACGCTGCCACCCTTTTTATAAGTGCCAGTTAACTCAGTAATGCGGATTGGTTTAGCAGCAGGCTTTTGCTTCATTGCTACAGGAGCGCCTGAACTAACTTTTCCCCCCGTAGCAAAATGTTTTTTTGCGGAACCACCTTTCTTGTACCCACCGCCGTTAGCCTTTGCTACGCCACCAGTTTTAAAGCCACCACCGTTACCGAGCTTTACGCCCTTGGTATTAGCAGATGAACGATCGCCTTTCTCGCCATCCACTACCTTGGTATTGCTAAATTCGCCACCTTGGTCTTGAGTCTTGATAATGCCACCGTCTTTGTAGCCACCTTGACCATCAACCACGCCCCCAGTATTCATCTTGCCGCCTTTCTTGAGCTTAAGTTCGGTGCCTTTACCGCCCTTGTGCTCCTGTGCGTCATGCTCTTTAAAGGCCTTCTTGATCATGGCCTTGTCTTGCGACATGTCGGCCTTCATCTCGGCTTTGGTCTCGGCCTTGCCGCCTTCCTTAGCCATCATTGCGCTAGGCATAGGCTTTTTAGCCATCATGGCTTGGCGACGGGCACCCATTGAGGGTTTGCCGGGCGAAGCCACTGGTGTGTTCATTGCAGGACGTCCCACCAAAGCAGGATTCATTGCAAGAGCGCCCATAGCACCGCCATCAGCCATCTTCTTGTGCCCAGCCTTGTCGATGCTATCCATCTTCATCTTCTTGTTGGACACATGACCACCTTTCTTGAGTTTCAAGATTACTGAAGGCTCGGTGGTTTCCATCTTCACCATTGGTTTGAACTGTCCCATGTCAATCTCCTAATTAGGCTTGAGTGACGCCAAGGGCGCCAGTACGGGTTGCGTTCGGGCCGATTGCAATTGCTGGCAGCATCAAACCGACAACAAGACGCTTGATGCCATCAGGGGCACTCGATGGACTGAATGTTCCACGAACGTCACCAGTGGTGGTAGTTGCCGTAGTTGTAACAGCAGCAGCGAACGTACCAGAATCAATTGCGAAACCGTTGTTCCAACCAACGTGGCAGATGTAGGCGCCATCAGTAACACGAATTGGAAAACCAAACAATTGAGTAGTTCCAACCGTTACTGCGGTAACTGAAGCGCCTGCACCAGAAATAGTGGTGATTTGATAAAACGCTTTTTTACCGTTTGTCGTAGCCGCCGCAACAGAAGTAATTACCTCGCTCATGGCCTGACCGTAGTAATCATAACCAGAGATTGTGTAAGCACGAGCTGTACCGCCAGTTACCAATGAAACCGATAAAACACGAGGGCAATCTAATTGAAATACAGCTACACCATCTGCACGAGTAAATGATTTAACACCTGCACCTGCAGTCAACGTCAAGTTACCTGCAGCAGCAGGTGTTTGCGTTGCAGCAATGTTTGAAGTCGAAGAGGTTTGTGGAACAATGTCAAAAACGTAAATACGACCTAACGGCCCGACGCCGACGTCCATTGGGGCAGGGTCGCCAAGCAATGCATTGCCTGAACCGTAGATTGTGATTGCGCCAGTCGCTGAAGACGATGCGCTGACCGTGTATGTACCCACGCCGCCTGTACCTGTACCGAATGCGGTGACGTATGAACCTGCAGTTACACCAGTGCCTGATACAAATTGACCAAGAACAATTGGATCACCCGACAGCAATTGTGTGACCGTCATGGTGGTAGTAGTAATCGAACCTGCAACAGTGTTTGCAATAGCACTGGGCGCAATACCCATAAAGGTTTGCGCAGAGCCTAAAAATAGGTCGTCTGAAAATTGAGGCATTTTAAATCTCCTGTGGCTTGAACCACTCGGTGAGTAGAAAAAAGGGCGGATATTTCACCGCCCCCTTATTGGCGTTTACACGCCCGGTGTGCCGTACATCGCACGTGGATCCGTGAAACCAACCTGATAACGCTCTGTTGCTTTATAGCGCATCGAGTCGGTTTCAAAATCGCCTTCCATGGTCTTCTCAAGCTTACGACGCATCAAGAGCTTCATGCCCTCGGGTGCATCGGTCTGAACCCACCATGCTGTCGAGCTAGTCAGACGGCTTAGAACAGCGGCACCCTCGTCCAGCAAGCCGATAGACTTAACTGGGTTGATGTCGTTGTTAGCTGTACCAGCACGCAACACAGACTTCAACAGAACTTCGGCTTGGAAGATGTTGCCGGGAGCGACGACAATTTGACGTGGCACCAAGCGAATCTTTTTACCGTTGTTGTCCACCGCTTGGCGGATCTGAATAAGCATCTGCTCTAGCGAGGTCTGTGAAAGGTTAGCAGCAGTAGTCAGCAAGTTGCTGAATGTGCCGTTAACGATTGGGTGAGCGTTAGAGCTTAACTGCACTCCATCGCCGCCGGGGTATGCGCTGTTAAACGCACGGTTGAGAATGTTAGCCGACAATGTCTCTTTCGTCTCAATGAGCGACTGAGCCAGATGACGTGCATACACTTGACCGATACGGATGTGATCGCCGTCCTCAACCAGCACCTTGGTCAACGCAAAGGCTAAGCCATAGACGTTGTATACATAGCGCTGCAGAAAGAGCACGCCGCCCTGTTGATACGACACAGGAGTGCCATCAGGAAGTTGTGGGGCTGCGCCAAAACCGTAAAGAACAGGTTCTTCATGGTAGTTGCGTGGAATGCCCTGTTCTTCACGGAACACTCGTGACCATTCGTCGGTTCGCTGGTCGTAGACACCGTCAAAACATTCATTAAGAATGGGTTCGACAATGCTACGAAAGTCGGTACTGCGCATTGGAGCTGCCATTTGTCATCTCCCTTTAGATAGCGTTAACGGTTGAAATGAACTGTGGCTTGCTGACCTGAACACGAACGATCACATAGGGGTCACCCCACGCATTGTCCGCATAAGGTGCGAGATCCACAATACGAAACTGTCCAGCGCTTCCTGATCCAACGAGTGATGCCGACAAAGTAGCTTGTGATAGACCAGTGGTAGTAGAGCCAGCAGAGAAGTTGCTCAAGTTCGCTTCGTTACCAATTGAAGTTTGAGCCATTGTTGCATCAGTCTGGATTTCATAAACGATTTGTTGGTCGTTGTAGAAATAAGCAATGCAGCTACCTGCGATATAAGTAGTGCTTGCAGGCCAGTAGTTAGAGACACGACGACGTCCAGTTGTATCAGTCCACTCGCAACCTGCGAAGGCGCCAGAGACTAAACCGCTGTTGGTGGTTGTATCAAGGACTGGCAAAATGACGCCAGCGTTAGGGCTGTATTGAACAGCTTGACCTTTCAGGATAGCAGTTGCATAACCTGAAGTGATGCCGCCAGCGAGCGCCTGAGCACGATCCAAACCAGAAGGATGGAACGCAGGACGAAGGCCGAACGGAGCAGAAGTTGCACTCATAAATAACTCCTAATTCGTTTAAAAATCTACCCAGCAAATACTGGAGCAGATACGGGTTTGTCTATCTCGCCCAATCCCTCGCCTTCTATGCGACCTAGACTACGTCCAGAACTATCACGCCCATGAACCTGCTCTGCTTGAAGGCGAATTTTGTTCGCTTCCTCCAGCGGAGCCTCATGATGAAAGTGCGCCATAACATCCTGATAAAGATCCATCGGGATTTTATAGAGCAACATTTCGTTGCACGCAATAAAACCAACATGCTCGCCAGCTTTAACTCGATGATTCTCAAACCCGGGATACTCATCCGCTTTCACGGGAACGTAACCAAGTCGCATCCTCTTATCAATACTGTCGTAACTATTAGTTGTCGATAACCAGCAAAGGTGCCATCCCGGTGTCTCTGGGACGTTGGGCAATGCGCTTTGTGTCCACTCGTCTTTCCACATCTTGCGACGTTCATCAGCCGATACGAACGAATCCTCTGGAGCGTCTCGAGTACGATCAAGACTTGAGCGGCTTTCACGCCCACCAGCAGATAATGATTTCTTTAAACGTGAGTCCATTCTTAGCTCCTATTACCTTGGTTAAGGCGTGCCTCAGTGGCATACCGTTTAATCATGCGATTTTTCTTTACTGGGTCGTCCCACATGCCTGCATCTTTCATGGCTCTCACCTGATCGGGTGATAGGGTGAAGGTATTTCGCCCTGCACTATTAGATGTTTCTCGACCTGTACTAGTAACCGCACTCCGAGGTCTTTGTCGCTGCTGAATAGGTTCACTGTTTTCACTAGTATAGCGGTGAGGTAACAAATCTTGCAAGCGGTTGTCAAGTTCTTCCCAATACTCTCGTGTTTTGGGGTTAAAACCCTCTGACGCTAGTGCTTGATCTACCTCTAAAGCTAGTTTTGAGTCAGCATCTCGGTGAGCTGGGTCGTACCAAGGGGTCTTGGACATCCAGTTAGCCGCATAGCGTTGCGTAATAGCATCAGGCACAGGCTTTTGGGCTGGTGCAGGTGCTTCTTGCAGGCGTTCGGCATAACTCACCAATTGCTCACGATTATTTGTCGCTTCTCGCCACATTTCCTGAGCGCTGGTCATTAAATCACCATTGCCAGTCTCTGTAGCCTCTTTCATTTTCGATCGAGCGAAAGAAATGCGTGCCTCTTGGTCTTCAATTGCTTTTTTAATTTGGTGGTTGTCGTGGCCTTGCGTTTTGCGTTCAACAACGGACACTCGTTCACGCAATTCTTGGTTTTCACGCTGCAACATCTGCAGTCGAACGTCTTTCTCGGCCTGCACTTGTTTGTGATAGTCCTTGCGAGTGCGGCGTTTTAGGCGTTTTGCGTCTCGCAATGCTTCTGCATCAGGGTCAACTGAGCCATTAGCATCGATTTCCGCCTGTGCAGCGGCCTCATCGGCCTCATCGCTGTCATCATGCGCAGCAACTTGGGGTGAGGGTATGTCGTTGGGAAGACTGACAACGGCTGAACCGTCTGCAGCCTCTTCGATAGCCATAACTTCTTCGGCTTTTGGAGTGTTTTCAGTAGCCATTAGATAAACGCCTTCATAGTTAAGGGATTACCAGTAACCTTTGCGATAATCTCGTGGTCGTTTAAGATCATAAACAGGGCTGGCTCGTCTTCACCGGCAATGCTCACCTCCCAACGGTCACCGCCCCACTTAGGGACTCGCAAATAGTCTCCGATTTCGCACCATGAACCCTCAGGCCACGGCGCCATGGTATCTCGCTGTTTAAAGGCGAGGGGGCCAATCGCAATAACCTTGGCTACCATGTTGTTCCATTTTTCGGTTTCTCGAGTTTCCTCGACCAAAATAATCCCCGCTTTAGTCGTCTTGTCCTTTGAGCGGCGCAATTGCACCAAAATTCGTGCTCCAAGGGGTGTCGCTTCGGGGTCTACAGCAGGAAATGCATCCCGCATATCAGCGGCGTAATCCGCTCCCGTTTCAACAGTCATCTTCGTCTTCCTTTAGTAAGTTGTTAAGTATGTCAAGAGACATCTGCAACCCTGAATACTCTCCGACTAGTCGTTGGTACGAGTTGAAGTCGCTCGCAGATCCATTGGCGAGGGACGCCGCTATATCCGCTTGTCTGACCGCTATCGCAGCAATGAAGTCAGAGACGTATTTCATGCGTTACGTTTCTCAATGACAACTTTAGTGGTGAAATTCCCGTGGTCAGAATTGGCCTTGGGCAAAGTCGCTGCTCCTTTCTCTTTGAGTTCACTGCCTGTTACCCATGCGCCAGCCGCCATACGGGTATGCTGACGCACATTTTCTTGCTGAAGATCTTTGTCGTTTGTTGCCATGATTAACTCCTAAAGGTTGCTTTGGGCTACTTCGTTAAGTTTGACTGCGGTTTCTGCTTGCTCTTTACGCAATTTGGCCTCGTCAACCGTCAGCTCCGCAGTCTTAATCCGCTCTTGCGTTAGGTTGTTCTCGGCATTCATTGCCACTTCAATCTGCTGACCTTGGGCTTTCTGAGCAAGCTCAGCCTGCAGGGCTTGTACTTTGTATTGCAAATCTGCTTGGTCTTTGGCGGCACGACGTTGTGTCTCAGCCATTGAGGCCTGCAGAATGGCTTGCGACTCCGCATCAGGCGGAGTTTGCATCTGCATCATTTGCTGGCGCATCTGCATCATCTGTTGCTGCAGTTGGGCAAGGATTGGCATGACTTTGACAAACACTTGTTGAGTATCCAATTGCATATGCTCAGAGGCAACCGCCATGGCCTCGTCAATCTTGTGAGCCACCTTGCTCTCTTCGTACTTAGACAGGTCGATATCAGTGCCGTGAGTAACGTAGCCATTCATGCGTCCTTGATACCAGAGCATCATGTGTTGCTTGATGTGCTCTAGAACTTGTGGGGTGTACACAGGAGCGATCGCAGGGTTAGCACCAAGGTGAGGGTCTACCGCAAATGCCAAGTGCGTCTGGATGTGCGCTAATTGATCCTGACGTGGGTAAGCATAAGCCATCTTACCCAATGCCATGGCTGCGTTCTCATCGGCTGCGTTCATCTCTTGCGGTTTAGCAGCGTTGGGGATCAGCTCATTGGCGTTGGCAATCTTCAATTGCTTCATCACTCGAGCTACCACTGCACGGCGATCAAACTGCTCAGGAAATGTTTGCGCAAGTTGCAAGACGGACTGCATCTGCGTGGTGCGCTGTGTTTCAGAAAAGATGTGGGGATCAGATACTGGGATCACGTCTGAGTTGCGACGGAAGTCCTCCTTAGTGATCTTTAGATCCTCAACCATATCGCCCTTGCGCTGTTCATCTAGATACCAGCGGTTGATGCGGCCTAGCACCTGCAAGACCCGACGCTGCGACTCATGCAGGCGTGCGTGGATGGCAGAAAACACTACAGCGCCTTGCTCGATCAGCGCTTGAGTCGTGCCCACGGGCATATTAGAGTTAACGTCGGCAATCTTTTCTTCGGCGGTGGTGACGACACCCTTGGCGGCGGTGTCCAAGTAACCCATCAGACTAAACAGCACTTGGCTAGGTGGGTTAAAGGGCATAGGCATGGCAATCTTACGAATGTCATCTACCCCGGGGGCGCTCTCAATTTCTGTGACTTGGGTTACTTCAATTTCTGCAGTTTGCCCACTGACTCGGGCGCCCTTAAGTTTCAGCATGGTGGCTGAGTTATTGATGTGAGCAGTATCCAAAAGAGCACGAAGGGCACCAGTAAGAGCAGCAGACAACCCACCAATAAGATGAGGAAGACCGATCGCATAAGCACCTCGCCATGGGATAAACTTGAATTCAATCAACCAATCAAGCTTGGTCATCGTCTCGTCGCCAAACTCCCAGTTGCGGTAGCAGCCGAGCACTTTGTTCTCTAGCTCGTCGACCATCAGAATGTAGGGGGCGGACTCGCCATCAGCGTATGAGTCTTCATCAATTTCAAGCCATGTGTAGATGTGATAGACACGGCGTAGGCCGTCCTCATTGTCTTGGTAGGTCTTACCCTCAATCTTCTCATTAGCCTGCTCAGATTTGGTTTGCTCAGGTTCTGAGGTAGCTCGTAGATAATCGATGTTGCGGTACAGGCCACGAGCAATACGGGCTTTAAACTCCCACTCACTGATGTCGTGCACCTCGGTCACTCGCTGGGCAGTGTAGAAGTTGGCAGCAGCAAATGGCAGCAACACGTTATCAATGGCGACAAACTCAGCACAAGGACGGCGTTTCTTGTCGTCCCAATACATCTTCATAAACTGTGAGCCACCTAGAGGTAGCTGCGTAAGCAATTGCTCGGTCTCGTCTTTGTATTCTTCGATCTGCTCGGTGAGCTGCCAGTTGATATAGTCACGCTTGCGCTCAGCGGTGGCGGTCTTCTCTTCTGTGACCTCGCCGATGATCTTGGTACGGGCTGGACCGTCAGGAGGAAATAGCTCTTTAATTGCTCGAGAGGCGAAGTCGACACAGGCCTCAGCCATGACAGGGTGAACGACACGACTGGCGCCCATGAAGTTGGCGCCGCCCGGTGCGTCATCACCCAGCCCCGTTCTGCGCAACCCCTCCGCATACTGCTTGTCTCTTTTCTCTCTATCTTGCCGATCCTTGTCAATCAGGTCTAAGTAACGTGACCCGATCTTCTCAAGGTCGTACAAGTTCATCGTTTCAGCGAGGTTCTCGTAGAAGTCCTCTTCGTCAGCTGGGCCACGGAACGAGTCTTCCATCCGCACAATGGCAGAACCGTCAGGCAACTCCTCAATCTCGGCCTCTTCGTCAGGCAGGTCAACAATCATGCCGCCCTCTGGCGTTGATTCCATCCCATCAATGAATCGCCCGTATTCTGGGTCTACTGGCATTTCAGGCATAGTTGATCTCATTTGATGGGATTTAATTGATCTGGCGATCGACGCATGAGGCTATTGATGAAATCAATAATGCCAGAGTTTGGGTTGGACATAGTATTAGGGACTGCTTTCATGGCGCCCTTAGCCGCACCGAGTGCTAGGGTAGGCGCTACAAAGGAAGACACCAACTCACCCATGGGGTGCTCAGCTTCAGTAATAATCCCGTATTCACGCATGAGGTTCTTGAGGTGCTCGGAAGACATGTATGTTGGCTCGCTTGGTGGGCGGGTAATACCACTTACCACAGGGGGCGCTGCCAGCGGGTCTTGGTCAAGGTTCTTGTATCTGCCCTTGTTGGAGTGCAGCATCTCGCTCTCTTTATATGAGGGCGTTGAGTTCAGCATATCAATAAGATCTATGGGTGACATTGATGCCAGCCCTTTGAGGAACAGATCAGGCAATGTGCGTGCGTCGTAGCTTTGAATCTCTTTTGCCAAACCCTCTGGTAAGTAATCAAAGATAGATTTGCCGTATTGCTTAGGCTCAGGCGCCCTGTTCTGCAATGCCTCAACCTGCAAGGTAGGACTCAACCCTTGGTGCGAATATGACTCGCTAAAGGGTTTGATTGAGACATCACCGTAAACATCAGGCTCACGAGACAATCCTTGAAAAGGTCTGTTCAAGTCGTAGCCTAGCAGATCATTGATGGAGTTAGCCATATTCGGCCTCGTGTTGTTTGACTAGCATGGCGTGGGTCATCTCGTGGATGTCGCCGTTGTCTAGTGCGTGGTCAAATAATGAGCGCATGATATCGCCGCCGTCTTTAACGTGCTGTGAATCAAAGGTCTCATAGCGAGCACTGCCACCTGCAGGCTCTGGCGTCATACCACCAATTTGTGAGTGTACAGCGCCACCCTTAGCCTTAGTGATGCTTGGCTCATTAGGGTCGTAAGTACCACGGTTGCCAATGGCTGACTTCAATTGGCGCTCAGGCTCAAGCATGATGTACTCGTGCGGTGTACCAGTCTTGTGTGGATCAGCGAGGTGGATATAACCGTAACCTGCGTCCTTGACCTCATCTGCCCACTGCTTTGGCATGACCTCTGGAAACTCTTTGCTACCTTTGGCAAACGTCTGTTGCGCCCAGTCGAGCATTGCCTGATCGTCCAACATCAAAGGGTTCTTTGCGTTGCTGTAGACGGGCATTACGTTCGTGCCTTCTCTAAACTCACCATTACGGCTTTTGACGTTGTGCGCTGCAGGTTGATAAGTCGGATTGTCCGTCAACCAAGTTGCATGACCGCTAATTGTTGGGTCAACGCCACCAGCCCTAAACTGATCAAAATCTTTGGTGGTTATATGAAAAAGCTTTTTAGGGTCGCCAGATTCTGTTCGTATTGGGCTACCGCTTAGCCATCGTGCAAGGTTCTCCTCTGCATCAAGTTTGCTCAATGCACCAAAAGCTTTTTTAACGCCTCCTGCCTGCATATGCTCAACCTGACCGCCGTCTTTGCGTTGTAGGCCAGTCGTGCGCACGTCAGGCATGCCTTCTTTTTTGTACCAAGGTAGCAACGTACCTTCGCCCGTCTCAATCTGTTTGAGCACCTCGGCACGAATGTTGGCAGGGTTGGGTTGCTTGCCTTGTTGTTGCAGGGTGTAGGCGTATTGTTTCTCAAGCAGATCGAGTGCATCACCTCGAGGAGATCTGAGTCCAGTTAACTCGCCACCACCAAACCAGCGGCCTGCCTGAGCCATACCGCCCGGCAAACCCAACTCCTTAGCAATCCCAAGCAAGCCCTGCTCACCTGCGTTGTACTCCGTGTTGCCAAACCCACCTGCCTCATTAAAGTACGGATGGTAACGGCTACCTTGCGACTGGCCTGCCGCCTCATGGACATCAAGCACCACAGACTTACCAAAGTCACCAGCCTTCTGGGTGCCGTAGGTTGGAATCTTATAGTTGGTCGGAATGTTTGCAAGGTTGTGCTCACGCAAGTCCACGTTGTTCTCAAGGACGTTCTGCACCCCCGTGCGGTGGATGGGCATCAATGGTAAGCCCATACCAAATTGCTTTTTGAACTCAGCCATCTGCTTAGCAACTGTTGCCTCGTCTAAGGGTAATCCCTGAGCGTTCATGTTGCGCAAGAACTGACCAACCGCCATCTCATTCATAATTGAGTTGCGTGCCGAGGCAGGTGCAAGACTATGTATCCAGCTATCAAACTTAGATGCAGGCATCCCAGCCTCTAGCACCGCCTGTTTAATTGGGTAGAGCGAGGCATAGAACGATTCGCCCCCAAGTGGCAGGCCACGCATGATCTGTTTCTTTATTAGCTCACGGTTCTCAGGGTCGTTGTATAGCTCCTCAACGTGCGAAATATTGGCACGAGTAGGAATGTCTCGAGTAAATGATGATTGCTCAACCCCGGGGAAACCCTCAAGGGCATTTTTAATCGACGATCGATCGAAGGCTTGCAGTTCAGGCTTAGGCGGTACCCATGGTTCAGTAGCTTGGTCAAGAAACTCATTGGCCTTACGCTTACGCTCCTCTACCACTTCGAGCGTATTCCTTAACCTTGATGGGGCGCTCTCGCTATAAGATGCGTCAGCCAAGTCACCATAAGTCTTTTGTAAAGCTGGCTTATGGACACGTTCCCAGTCTAGCTTTTTGGTCGCTTGCGTTGTGGCTCTCTTCAACACTTCAGCCTCAGACATCTTTGGGTTAGCCCCAGAGATTTTGTCAGCCAGCCTACGCATTGTTGAGTTTAAAACCTCAGGGCTATAAGCCAACGGAGCCACCGCCTCTATCAGGTGCTCGGGCAGATCAAACACGTTCTTGATGATTTTCTTAACGTCTGCCATAGGTCACGCCGAGTAGGGGTTGGTACGCTTGGGTTTGACGTCAGCGTAGTCATCGTCATCATAACGTGGCTCAGGGTCAATCTGCAAGAAACCCATATCTTTCAATAGCCTGATGGCCTGCGTGGTGCTATCCACATAGTCATCATGGGTGGAGTCAGGAAAACTACAGATCTGGCTCAAAAACCCCTCAGCCCAGTCTCGGACGTAACCCTTGCGCACGCTCGACTCGGGTAGCCAGACCCGACCTGTGGCGAAGATGGAGGCGGTGATCTGCAGGCGCTGCATCTTATCCGCCCGACCGGGGTTCCAACTCCGCACAGGCAGGTGGGCACGCTGCAGCTCCTGAATAAGCGAGATGCCTGCCGCCTTGTCCTCCACTAGTATCAGGTCAGGCCGCTTAGCCGTCTTGCCCTCACCATAGCTCACCTTGAACTCCTCAATTACCTTGGGCTTAAGGTCAGGGAAAGTCAAGTGCTCAGCCCAGCAGTCGATCAGTAGCACCGACATGGGGGCGTCTTGAGGCTTGAATACACCCCACGTTGTCATAGCAGTGGGATCGTTGTAGGTCTTCTCACTGAATGCGCAGTCATAGCTTTGGATTATGAACTCGAAGTCAGGGAAGGGCTTGTCGGCAGGATAGAGCTTGAACATATCACGACTCACCACCTTGCCGTCTTCCAGATCCACGATCTGACCGAGCACCTCTTGTTCGTACAGCTTGCTGCCCTTGTATTGCTCAAGTTGGTTGCTGAACGTCGAGGCTAGGTTCTTAATATTGTCGTAGGTCGAGGCTCGATCAATGATGACGTCGTCACCCTCTCTACCCACCAGCTCAAGGATCAGATCCTTCGGTCGTGGCGTGGTGGTCACAATCACTCGAGGTCGGTCACCCAGACGCAAGCCCATCATCATCATATCCCACGCCTCGCCAGCGCCGAGGTATTGCATAGCTGCTAACTCGTCAGCCCAACAGAAGTGGAACTGCGGACCACGCAGCCGCTCATACGAGTCACCCGAGATGCCTCTAATAGTAGAGCCGTTCACCAACGTGATCTGGTGATCCTGCTTGTTGTAGTCTTTGACCAGCTCCTTGGGTATGCAGGCCAGTAAGCCCGACGCTCCCTCGATGCAGGTATGCTTTAAATCGTTGCTGGTAGGGGCTAGGACGAGCGATCGGCTCTCAGGGTGTATCCATGCCCACCACCACAGCGCCTCGGCGGCACAGCGTGTTTTACCAGCCCCACGACCTGCTAACAGCATCCACACCGTCCAATCGGATTCCAGTGGGGGCGGAACCTGATGCTTGTGGGCGCCACCAATCCACTCGAGGTGGGCAAGTATGGCAATACGATCGTAGTCAGGCAGGCGCTCGTAGTCCTTCAGTAGATCGTCGTCGAGCAGCTCAGCCAGCACGAGTCTTTAACTCAAGGTTCTTAATGACTTCAGCCAAGCGAGTCGTTGAGATATCTGAGGTGGTGATCGGCGCCCCTCCCTCTACACCTTCATGCGCTAGTCGCTCGCCGTACTTCTTAGGCCGCAACTTCATGGCAGTCCACTTGCGTGCGTCAATGCGTTGCTTTTGCCATGCGAGGTATGTCATATCAAGTGTGGTGCGACCCTTCTCATCAGTGTAGGAAGGTGGCTCCTCGTCCGCAATCTTGAGGATCTGGTCGGCATTGGTATCGGCCTGCTCTTCTCTTGCTCTCGTGTATTTCTCAAGAAAGTCAGGATGGCTAAATAACCATGAGTACACTGTCTGCTGACTAGGGAACTCATCCTCTCTACAGATTTGTGCGAGTGACTCACCATTACTTAGCCTTGCGCAAATAGTCTCTGCAATGGCGTCGGTGTACTTTGATGGCCTACCCATTGGGTTGCCAGTAGTTTTGCGTTTAGGTTTTGGCTCAGACATGTTTTCAGCCCTCAGCTATTAGATAAGCTATTTTATCCCTAATCTACGATTCCATCTATCGGCAGCATTTTGGGGACTGTCTTGCGACCACATTTGACAACCACATTCAAAATTAGGACATAGCACTCGCCAGTGTGTGTTTTTGCGCTGAGGTTCAAGCTTGGGTTTGTTGTCGCACAGGGGGCACGGCTTTAATCCTGCGGTAATTGCACTTAATTCTGCTGCTTTCATGTCATCCCTTATGAACCGTTGGTGGTGAATCCTGAAGTGAGCACAGCCTATACCGTAGAGAATGTCTATGGTTTTCCGCTTATGCTCAAAACGATTGTGTCCGTTGTATGGAGCCACCTTCGTTCGCACTGTCCAGACTTCTACGCATTACTGCGCTACCGCCTCGGCTCTAGACTTTCGCCCACCGCCCCCGCTTTAGGCTTGCTCGTGTAACGGGGTTTTGTATTAGCCACCACTGACGTGCCGCATGGCGATCGTATTTGGATTCAATAAAAAAAACCGCTTTAATCCATGCCCCGAGGAAAAGCAGTCTTTATGGGACTGACCCCCTTGCGGGGCGGGACATAGATTAAAACGGTCTTTATTCATCGGTTTTCCAGTCCGACTACATACTGCTATTTTATCAACATAAATCAACACAGGTCAAGCGTCATCCTCATCTACAGAAAACCATTGCCAAAAAACAACAGGCGTTGACTCTCCGACATATGCGCCCTCGACGTTAAAGTCAATCCACTCATGCGCCTCATCCTCTGTCATGCCTGTCTGCATAAAGTGCTCAACCATCTTGTCGCCATCATACACGGCTCGCTCGACCTTCTTGCCATCTGGGTGTCAGACATCGCTGATACCCACCATAGCGTCGTCTAATCCGTCAAAAAAAATCATATGTCCTCCGAGTTAAGTGGTGGCGAGCTACTAGCTGCAGTGCAGGGAGGCGCATACGACCATACCACTGATACCACCATCCGCTTTCGCAGACCAACACGGCTAGGCGCTACCTTTTCGCATTGATTTGTGGGTAGCCATGTCATACCCCTTTGGACTCAGATCAATGCTGCTCGTCAGCCAATAACGCCTATGCGTGTTAATCCTCGTCTTTCCGAAGCGTCAGCCCCTAAAGCTAGGGCATTTGGTAGCTCGGCTGGTCGTGTGCCCTTACCTTGCTACCTTCGGTTGCTAACACCGCAAACCGATTCGGTTACAGCACAAAACCGATTCAGATAAAACATAAGAATACAAAACACACTGCAAGGCCGACAAACCCTGCGGCCTCAGACCAGAGATTATATTCTCGCATGATTAAACCCTCACAGCAATGGCGTGTTCAATGTCTGAAATGATTTGAGCATTCAACTTGCGAGTAAGCCAAGGTGCGGCGTTACCACTGCGATCGAGCACCTCAAACTCGCACTCAAAATGGTCTTGTGCATCCCAATCGCTCGGAGCACTACGGCCTTGGCCTCTGTGCCACTTGGCGCCGATTACGTCAATGATGCAGGGTATGCCTGCGACACGGTGATTAAATTGCATGACAGGTCTTCTAGTTGTTGTATTGATGGAATTCAGTCTTGATCCAGTCAGCGCACTGTGCAGCGGTGCCAACCAAACCGCATTGAGGGCTAAACAGTGATTTGCAGCGCTCGATGACAATGTACTTGTCCTGATAACTAGACCACTGAATCTGGAAGCGTGCATCACGACGAGTAACTGTGTGGGTACCACCAAGGTCTGACAGGTCTAGCTCCTGACCTTCAGCGAGCGCTTCAATGGCCTCGAGGTCTTTCGCCTCGTAGCCGTTATCCTCAGAAAAAAAATCCAGCGCCACCAGTTTGCTCTCGGCTGGCTCGTAACCGTCGCTCCAAACTACTAAAAATTGTTTGTTCATTTTTATTCCCTTTCTCTGTCCGATCAATTGACCGTGATTTAATATTAACTTAAACAAATGAATCGTGCAAGGGGGTGATTAGCCCCCTGTTGTTTTATTGCACCTTGCAGCGTGTTAGCACGGTTTGCTTGCGACCATCACGGTCGTTCTGTGCCTTGACTGTGCCCTTGAGCGTAACGGTCTCGCCTACTTCTAAAACGTTGTTGGATGCAAACCAGACCAAACTATTGCCTGCAGCGTCAGCCAGCACGAACAAGAAGGTAGTGCCGTAGTCAGTCTCAAAGCTGTTGCGCTTGAGCACGGTAACCTCAACCAGCAGCTTATCGCCTACATTGCCGACATACTCGTTTGACTTCACAACAACGCTGCGTGCGGCCTGATCTTCTGTGGCACGAGCGTGCGCTGCAATGATCGATACGACATAACCAACGTAGCGAGCCGTTATAACGTCCGTGGCGAGCAAACTGCGCACGTTGTGGGCGTAGCTACCATTGTCGCCAGCAAAGTGCTCCAGCGCCCATTTAACAAGTTCCTGAGCCTGTTCCTGCAGGGCTGCAGCCTCAGCGTAGATCTGACGACGAGCCTCGATCTCTGCGTCTGTAGGCTGGATTGGTGGGGCAAACAGAAAGCCACGCACCTCGTTGCCTGTCGTCAGCAATGATGCCTGACCGCCTGATTTCTCAGCGTAAGCCTCGGCCTGCTTAGTGCCGACGTAGCCAAAGCGCTTGGTAAAGGCCAAACCTAAAGCCACTGCGAAGTCGACAGGCACCACGTTCTCGCCACGCAAACCATAGCCACCCTCTTCGTCGCCAAACGAGCCGATCGACCAGAACCAGTCAATATTCTTGGTGGGGTCAACGCCAAAGAAGTCCTTCAAGCACTGGCGACCAACGAGTTTATAGCCCTCGTCGTCTTTGAACAGGAAGGTTTGCTTACGAAAGCGTGAGGTGCTGCAGTGGTCACAACGTGAGGCCACGGTGAAGTATTCATCAGGCACAACCTGATCAGGCACTGTATTAATGATTGGGTCAAAGCCGACAGTGTGGTCGAGCGTAGCAACGAAAGTGTAGGCACCGAACTTCAGTGGCTCGTAGCTCAACACGATGCGCAAGAATTTCTCGTGCTGGTCTTCGCCGAGGTTGTTCTTGGTAGTCTTGACGAAAGGGGTGGTAGACTCGATTACCACTGGCGCCACGCCCAGAGCTGCGGCCTTCTTGTTAGCCTTAGCAATCTTGGACTGAACCAAGTCCAAAAAGCTGGGGGAGATTTCGATAGTCTTTTGCATGATGTTTTCCTGTTCTCTGTCCTGAGTAACGTCTCAGTGATTTAATATTAACTTAAATTGTCTAGTCTCGTCAAATTATTTTGTAGGGGGTTTCCCTAAGTGTTGTAAAAAAGCCCCCGAAGGGGCGGTTGGTTTAGTGTTCAAAGGCCACGCACACTGTGCAACCCGATCGCTGGCAGTCGTGGTTCTTTTTGTACCTGCTGGCGCCAAAGTCAATTGGGTCTACAGAATCGAAGTATTCAATGTCGTAGCCTTCGTCATCGATATGGCAGATCTCATCCTTGCCAATCCAAGAGTCTGCAGCGGCAATCACAAATGTGGCCTCACCACCAGCGTTTAACGACTCTTCAATTTGAGCTGCGACCAGCAACACTTCAGCGTCAGTAAAAGTCTTTTGTTTATGCAAATCAGACAAGTGGTCACGGATTTCTTTCAAGCCTTTGGCGTTTACGGTTTTCATATCACTTTCCTAGCCCCTCTAGGGGGCGGTTGATTAGACTTCGTTTGTGATCGCTAACAGTTGCTGAATCTTCTCATTCAACTTAGTGATTTCGTTCTCAGCCTTGGCACGCACCGATTGAATCTCGGCCTTCAGCGCATCGACTGCATGAGCTTGAATGGCGTTGCGATCAAAAAAGGTGCACTTAACGACATCTGCCGAACCAACTAGGGTGTAACCGTAGTCGCTCAAGTCGTTGGTGCTAAACGTAAACCATTTAAGGTTGTTAGGGTTGCTGAGGTCAGACACATCAATGCAATCAAGAGCGTGTTGCGAGACCAAGATATGAAGAGTAGTCATTTTAAATTCCTAAGCCCCCGTAGGGGCAGTGAGATTAACGTGAGGTAACTTTTACAGAAAAAACGGCACAGACTTTGGTGTAGGCCACCAACTCATCGGCGGTGATGCCACGGTCAGCGCAAAGCTTTTTGTAGTCAACGGTTGAGCGATTGGCTTCAACTACTGTGGCTTTAAACATTGCACCTTCGTAAGTCTTATCGCCATTAGGCAGGGTGGCAGCATTCTTGATATCGTCTTTGATAGCATCGGCTTCTTTGGTCAGCTCAGAAATTTGAGCCAACAAGCTACCCAGTACGTCAACTTCTGAGATTTGCAGAGCAGAAACTTCAAGAGTAGAGATTGCGTTCATGTCACTTCCTTTTTCAATGTCCTGCATATCGCAGTGATTTAATATTAACTTAAACAATCAAGCAGTGCAAGGGGGTTGCCCCCCTATTTTTTAAAGTATTCCGTAAATTGGTGTGTGTTCTGCAACATAGACAAATTCAGCTAGAGCAGGCGACAGGTCTTTAAATGCTGCATTAGCCTGTGCCTCGGTATCAAACTTCTGATAACCAATTGCACGCTTAAAGTCCAGCTTGGCCTTAGATAACTGTGGACGAGTCATAGCTGGTGTTAGTTTTAACAATTGCTCACCAAGCTTTTGATCCCGTACTGCTAAGGCGTAATACGATTTACCGTGATGCATGATATTTCCTTTTCTCTGTCCGATCACTTGACCGTAATGTAATATTAAATTAAACGAGTGGAGGTGTCAACACCTAAATGCAAATTATTTTCTAGGTGTTTACCCTTACTGTTGTTTTTATGCAATTACACAACAAGCGTGCAATTCTCTTTTGGAAGGATCAAGCCAAAGTCATTGGTGAACAGACTATTAGTCATGTAGCGGTAAATGTTGACCTTGCGTTTACTGGACTCCTTCCAAGTATTTTGGTGGCTGATACCGTTGCGCTCGCCTACTCTCACCCAGCCCATCTGACGCCAGAAGAGGTTAGAGGGTAGGTCATCCGCACAACCGCACGCAAAGTCGTCTATACCCCTCAGGTTGCCATGCGAGATGCCAGCGCTTAGTAATGCCTTGCCTCGAGCGATCAACCTAGCATCGGCCTGTAAACAGATCTGGTTGACCTTTGAGGGGTTGCCGTAGCTAAACATCACAAACCCCACGAGGTCGCCGTTCTCTTCGCAGACAAATAGCTGATCATTACAAGTCAGGCTCCAGCGTTTACCAGTCTTGACTCCAGTCACTGCAGCCGCATAGGCCATCTTGGGGATGAATCCCAGACACATAGACTCTTTGTTCGCCAGAGAGACAACGTAGGCGATGTCGTCCAGCGTGGCCTTGCGAATCATCCCAGCAGCCTCTCGATCGTAACGTTCAGTGCGTCTAGCTCATCCATCTTTTTAATTGCCCACGCCCTCTTCTGTCCGTGCCAACCCATGAAGGCGCCTTGATGGCAGTCCTTACAGAGCGCCACACAGGTGTACTGGCGGTGTTGTTTAATATGGTGGGCATCAGAGGGTGGGGGAGCGTCGCAAACGCTGCAGGGCAGCTCCTTGACCTGTCCTATGTGTACTCGCTGCTTTGCGTTCAGTTTGTTATTCATGCCCTGCTCATCTCGTAAATTGAACTGCGGATGGCCTCAAGGGCGTCAGCCTTTTCTTTGATGATCTTGTGATAATTCGAGCGCTGCACGTCCAGCAACATCTTGTACTCATCATCCGCCAGCATAGCCACCCTCTCGTTTAGCTCGTCACCATTCTTGACGATCTGAAAAGGATCAATATTAAAACCGCTTTTCTCAAGAGTCAGTTTGCAGCGTGCGTCATAGAACAGCAAGGTGTTGTGCATCACGCACTCATAGAAACGGTTAGCCATGAAAGCATAGTTAGAGTGAGTGTGCTCATCCTCGAGATATAGGCTGTAGCGATAGTCGTATAGTCTGAGTCCAAATGGCTCGAACAAATCAATCTCTTTCTCATACCACTGCAGCTTTTCAATAAACTTGGCCTTAATGCCAGCGGCCTGATACTTCAAGTGGTTCTTTCTTGACGAGCTGACAAACAAATTAGCGCTGTTGTAATCCAACATGTCTTTAATTCGGTGCTTTCTGAACGTGCCGTAGTAGACAACGTCACTTGAGCGCTTTACGTTTGCAGTGTTGTTGAAAGTAATCTCATCAAATATGAGTGCGTTGAGGTTGACAGTGTGCCACTCATCAATCCAGTCATTCAATTTCTTTTCATTGATATTCTTGCCCAGTATCCAGTGCCGATAGCCAGAGCGTGGGTTATTGCAGATCATGTTGTACGGACGGTTATATTTCAATAACCACTTGCGCAACAGTATGTTGTCCTCGACGTCATGGTCGTTAATCAGCCAAAACATCTTGGCCTCATTATTGGCGACTAGAATGTCTAGGTATGCGTTGTACTTCATGTAAGGCGACGCATAGGCGCAGATGATCACGTCGTACTGTTTATCGATCACGCTAGGTATCTGCGACACATGACTGATCAGGTCGGCGCCTAGATAATCTGCAATGATCTGTGAATTCTTGATGTGCACAATCGACGACGGTGCATTGCAGTCGATTACTTTCTCACACGATTCAATAATTAGAATGTTCATAGCGCCATCTTGTCAGTCATTCGGTTGTTGGCCTGCTCTGTTCTCCACACTTCCACTCTGGCCTGTGCTGCAATCAGATCCCAGCGTAGCGCCTCTTCAATCTGTACGGCCTCACGCAGCCCCTCGAGTAGTGCTATGTACTCAGGATCTGCATAGGCCTCACGTTCTTGGGCACCGATCGTGGATTCCATTGAACGTTTCATGCAGATGGCTTTGAGTGATTTTCGATACTCTTCCATATAAATTCTATTGCCCTTCGCTGCGCTAAATTTTTTTGCGTTCTTGATGATGTAGTCAATCGCTTTGTGTGGATCTCTCTCGTTCATTACGTTTCTCCTTTTCTTTAATCATGGCCTCTGCTGCGTCGTAACAAGCTTTTGCATCAGCTTGGTAATCACCCTCGTTCCCTAAACAAGACAACATTGCAAATGCTGCAAATAGGTCTATCAAGTCTTCGTTATTCACCAAGCCACCACCTTAAAAATAGTATGAGTGCGCACCATGCGCCATAGAACCAAAGCATCCAGTCACCCAACTCATGAGGAATGTTCATAGAAAGCCGTGGTCAATTTTAAACAAGGGTGTCTTCATACCATCAGGAATCTCAGGGGCGGTACCGCTATGCTCAAAGAATGCCGCACACGCATGAAGTTTTAATTGCTCAATCAATCCAGCAGAATGGTTGTAGGCCATGGCTGACTTCACAAGATCGTTATTGTTTTCCATGATGTCTTCAACTACTTTAATCTGTTGTAGCAACATAAGCTGCACGGCCTGAATGCGTTCTAACTTGCGTCGCTGTTCGTTTATAACTTTTACTTCGTTTAATGGTTTCATTCCTCCACCCCATCAATCCAGTTATCCAGTTTGCGATGCATCCACTGGCGGCGATCCTCTGCTGTGGTAATGACCTTATCATCGACAATCACTTTCGTCTTGTTTGCCATCTCTGCCTCAAACCGCTCGCCTTTTTCAAATGTGATTCTTTTGGAATGGCTGATCACGTCAACGACCATGCCTGTTAGATTGATTGCTGTTTCGTGGTTCATGTGTTTTTCTCCTTTAATGTTGATTCAATAGTACGGGCGATCAAAATAAAATCTGCAATATTTACATCATCTCTTGTGTACTGCGTATACAAGTCGTTATAGGTTTCTGAAAGATCATCATCCGTCAGACCGACCCATTCTTTGCGTGGTGGTGCGGTGTATAAGTCATGCAAACCATCAGGCAAACTTTTAACTTTTATACTTCGTGGTGTTTCTATCCAATACCCTTTTTTGACACGAATTTGAGCAACAGGCTCTTGCTCAGGCTGTGATGCGTCATGTATATGCCCGTATTCGTACATTGAAGATAATCTCAATGGTTTATTTTGCTCAGGCTTGGCTAACGGGTGAAACTGTGAATAAAACATTTCTTGCACCGAATCAGGTCTGTTATAGCAAGCAACAACGTGTGTACCTTCAGGCGTTACATCAACACCTATGTCTACTGGCGGTAACGGCTTTTCGTAATTGGCTAACTCTTGCTCAAATGCTGAAATCAGTTCTAACTTTTCTGTTGCTTGTTCATCATCATGCGTTCGTAACAATTTAATAATGTTTAGCACTTGCTGCATAATTTCACGATTCATTTCGTCACCTCTGCTTTAGCGATTGCTGCTTGTGCAATACGTTGCGCCCTTGCCCCGTTTGTCCATGCATCGTATGTTTCGTTTGCTATTTCTTTCAACGCCTCAAGCAACTCTTGATTAACCTCATGCAGGCGGCGAAGTTCGGCTGCGGCTTGTGGATTTGGGAACATCGACTCCATCTGTTCAAGAAAAGAAGCAATGCGTTCTGCGTAGGATTTTGGTTTTGCGTCTGTCATTTCGTCACCTCGTCTAGTGCGTAAAGTTTTGTACCTGACGGAAAAGAATGCTCATAATTTGCAATCATATAAACGCTGTCATCACTAAATGGATGGTTATGATCGACTATAGCAACAGGCTTCAACGCTTTCAACTCACGGGCTGCGGCGAGTGCTTCGCTCACTTCTCTCAACGTGTGTGGATATTGCCCATGTGACTCAAACAAAAGTTTGGTTTTGTAAAGCGCATCAATGATTGTGTCTATTCGGCTCATTTCTCACCCCTCTCACGAATTGATTTAGCACAAGCATCGGCAATCGGTGCGTCGTACTTTTCCAAGTCATCCAAAAACTTTGCCCAGTCATCACACAACTTCGCACAAGCCTCACGCTCATCTTGGCGCACAAGCTCGGCAAAGCGTTCGACAATACTTGTGTACCAACCTTCGTCAAACCAAATTTCATTTCCTTCATCTTCAATGTCAAAACCTGCTTGTCTAGCCAACTTTTTTAACCGTTCGTTCATTTCACTCCCCCACTCATCGCACGATCAACCTCAGCATCCACTTGCTGCTCCGTTGCCATGAACATCTGCCCTGTGTACTTTTTTAGCCAACGGTAGCGCAATGCATCTTTAGCTATGTTGGGTGCCAAGCTAATTGTGTTGTCAAGCAACTTATGCAGCGATTCAATCTCTGCGTTTTGCAGCCTGATATGAGCGTTAAGTTCGTCAATATGAGTCTGCATCTCTCTTTGCTCTTTCATGCTCATCCTTTAAATTTCACTAGTTTAAATTTATTGATTGGTACGTCGTAAAAATATTCATTGCTTGCTACATACTTGTTTTTAATTTCAATGACAGGTGATACCAAAACATCCACCGCTTTACACCAGTACGCATACCTCAAAGACTTTGTTACAGCAAAAAACA